TCCTCAGGGTGCCGCTGGCCCTCAGGGGGCAACGGGTCCACAGGGTCCACAGGGGGCACAAGGGCCACAAGGCGCTGTCGGGGCTACTGGACCTACCGGCCCGCAAGGGGCGCAAGGCCCGCAGGGGCCACAGGGGGCCATCGGTCCTCAGGGACCGCAGGGCGACACAGGGGACACGGGTCCTGCTGGCCCTCAGGGTTCGGTCGGTCCGCAGGGCGCTGTCGGCGCTACAGGCGATACGGGACCTCAGGGTGCCGTTGGCCCACAAGGTACAACGGGCGCTCAGGGTGCTGTCGGCCCACAAGGGTCTACCGGGCCACAGGGTCCGCAGGGTGCGGTTGGTCCTCAGGGCGCTCACGGTGCGACGGGCGACACGGGTGCCGCAGGTCCGCAAGGTCCGCAAGGAGCGCAAGGCCCGCAAGGTGCTATCGGTGCCACGGGCGCTGTCGGTGACACGGGTGCAACTGGACCGCAGGGTGCGACCGGTGCGAATGGTGCGACTGGTGCTGTAGGGCCTACGGGTGCGACAGGGCCGCAAGGTGCGACTGGTGCCAACGGCGCTACAGGACCGCAGGGTGCTGACGGGTCGTTCATCTCAACTTGGGAAGGCGAATGGGACTCGGGGACCACCTACTCGGTTGGTGACATTGTTGTTTATAGCGACACGATCACCGGTGTCGGTTTCACGGTCGGGTCGTACATCGCGACGGCAGGTTCCACGAATGAGCCTCCGGTCGTGGGCGGCACGGTCAACACCGCTTATTGGGATTACATTGCGGCTGGTGTTCAAGGTCCGACAGGCGATACGGGACCGCAAGGCGACACAGGCCCGCAAGGTCCCACTGGGCCGCAAGGTGCTACCGGTGCGACTGGTGCTGCTGGCGATTGGGCGACGGCTCAGACACTCAATGCTCGGACCGCTGCGTACACGTTGCTTACTGCCGATGCCGGGAAGTTGGTCACGGTTGATTCTGTCAGCAACCTTGACGTTACTGTCAACGGATCACTGGACCTGAGCAACGGGCAACGCATTGACATTCTCAGGCTTGGGCTTGGTGAAGTAACTGTTGTTGCGAGCGGTGCAACCGTCAACGGCACGCCGGGTTTGAAGTTGCGTGCCCGCTACTCTGCTGCAACCCTGCTGTGCGTGGCGGCTGACACCTACGTTTTGCTTGGCGACTTGAAGGCTTGATATGCCGTCCACGTTGGGTGTTGTGGCGTCCGGAGTTGGTCCGCAGGTGACGGTTACGGGTGCAAGCACAGATGTTGTCACTACCATTTCTGGCGCTAACTATCGGGTTGTGACTTGGCTTGGGTCCGGCTCGTTGGTTGTTGCAGCAGGCGAGATTCTGTCGGTGGATTACCTCGTGGTTGCTGGTGGGGCAGGTGGTGGCGCTCAGGTCGGGTTGACTAATCCGCCCGGTGGCGGTGGCGCAGGCGGTGTGTTGTCCGGTAGCACCAACTTGGCTGTCAACACCTACAACGTTGTTGTTGGGCAAGGTGGAGTCGGTAAGACGTATGCGGGTACTCAGGTGCGGGGCGACAACGGCAACAACTCGTCGTTTGGTGCAAGCATCACGGCTACTGGTGGCGGTGCTGGCGGTGTGCCGGGTTTGGACGCTGGTGTGGCTGGCGGTTCGGGCGGCGGAGCGTGCCGCACGGGAGCAGTTGGCACAGGCACAGCGGGTCAAGGCAACAACGGTGGTGCAGGTATCGATGTGGCACCTCGGGCGGGTGGCGGTGGTGGCGGTGCGGGTGCTGCGGGTGCGGCAGCGGCGTCCAGTGTTGGCGGCAACGGCGGCGCTGGTGTGCAAAGTTCGATCACCGGCACGGCAATCTTTTATGGCGGTGGAGCGGGTGGCGGTTCGAACGGCGGCACCGCTGGTACAGGTGGCAGCGGTGGCGGTGCTGCTGGCATTACGGCGCTCGGCAATGGCAACAGCGGGACCGATGGCCTCGGCGGTGGGGCGAGTGGCAGCGCCGGAAACTTTAAGGGTGGCGACGGCGGTGACGGAGTTGTGATCGTAAGGTGGCGAGTGTGATGGATCGATCGTATGCGGCAGAGTTGAATGAACACAACGAAGTTATTCGCATTATCGTGGGTTCTGCGGAATGGGCATCAGATAATTTGGGGGGCATCTGGACAGATTCCGACGAAAAGGTTGGAGCGGGTTGGATTTTGTTTTCTGACGGGCTTAGGCCCCCCCAGCCCTTCAATTCTTGGAATTGGGTCAACGGCGAATGGGTTCCTCCCTTGCCCATGCCCGAGACGGGGCAATGGCTTTGGGACGAAAACCGTCTATCTTGGTCAGAAATTGTTTAATCGTCGTACACACGTTGAAACAACTTCCGTTTTTCTAAACACAAATACTCTATAATGAGGAATTATGCCTCCTTCCTTTAAAAACAGGAAATTTGCTGCGCGCTCACTCGCGACACGCGCCATTACCGCCTCTGCTCAAAGGGTCCTTCATCCCAACGGAGGGTTGGCGTATCGACCTGAAGACCACAAAGTTGTTGAATGGCAGCAACAGGCATGGAACTTTTACGACCTCATCGGAGAACTTCGTTACGGTGCCCGTTACTACGGAAACAGTCTTTCACAGTTGCGTCTTGAAATCGGTTGGAAGGTAAATTCTGGAACTGCTCCACAGCCCATCGATTTGGACAATCCGCCAGAAGGTTTCAATAGGCAGCAATATGATATCGCTGTAGAAACACTTGATCGTCTTCATTCCTATGACGGATCGGTTGCAGAGATCCTGCGACAATTCGGTGTGAATCTATTTGTGGCGGGCGAAGGATACTTGGTGGGTCGAATTGACCGCGACACTGGTATGGAGCGATGGGATTTTTATTCGACCGAACAACTTATTTGGTTGAATGGTGGATGGTACCTCAAAGAAAATCTTCTTTGGCGCACAGATCAACTCATCAAACTTTCTGACGAAGATTATGTAATTCGGATCTGGCAATCACATCCACGCTATTCAGACGAACCCGATTCTCCTCTTCGTTCCATCCTTGGGCTGTGCGAAGAACTTCTTCTTTTGTCAGCAAACGTGAGAGCGACGGCGTTGTCTCGCATTCCCGCTGGCATTCTTCTTATGCCCGACACGATGCTTGACGCTGGACCTGATTACGAACCAGAAAACCTGAACGACGATTCGAAGAGGGAACAGCAAACACAATCGGCCCTTGAAGACATTTACCAACATTTCATTACGCCAATTGAGGATCCAAACTCTGCTGCTTCGGTCGCCCCGTTCATTTTGACTGGAGACCCAGAAGACATCGAACGGGTTCGTGTCCTTGAATTTGCGCGCGACATGGATGAAATTGCTGCGCAGCAAAGACAAGAGATCATTACTCGTATCGCCCACGGAGTCGATCTTCCCAGCGAAATCCTTAACGGGATGGGTTCCGTCAACCATTGGACTGCTTGGCAGATTGAAGAATCTTCTTACAAGTCACATATTCGCCCTGCCGCTGTTCTTTTCTGCGGGGCGATCACTTCTTCTTTGATTTGGCCTGCGATCCAAGTTGGTACTGGCGGCGAAGTCGATCAGCGTCTCGTTGTCACTTTCGATCCCATTGATCTCATTTCTCATATCGATAGGCGTTTGAACGCTAAGGATGGTCACGCCTCTCTTGTTATTTCTGATGCGACCTACCGCAAGGCTCTTGGGTTCTCAGAAGAAGACGCTCCCGGGGAATTGGAATACAAGCGTCGGATGGCGTTGCAGCAGGCCGCTCTGTCTCTTACCCCTGTTGCTGCTGGCGAATTGGATTCTGTTACTGAGGCTTTGGACGAATCGGTTGCCCGTGTTCGTCCCGGTGTCCCAACACCTGAATCGATTACGTCAGATCCCGATCCTCGTGGACGCACTCCTGACGTAGAACGTGATGTGGAAACGGGTGAGGTTGCAGATGTCGCTCCCTCCGTTCCTGAAATCACTGCGTCGGCCTCTCCTGATAGTACTTCTGGCTTGGGGCGGCGTTTGGTGGATATCGATCAGCGCTTGATGGATCGTCTGGAAATTCTTGCTACTTCTGCGATGCGACGCGTTATGGAAAAGGCTGGGGCGAAGATTCGTTCTAAGGCTTCTAAAGATTCGTCTTTGACTGCTGCCATTAATGACACGAAGAACATTGATGTTGCTTCTGCTTTGGGTGAAAGCATTGTTGCTTCGCTGTTTGCAGATAACTCTTTGATCACCGAAGAGCAGTTTGATGATTTTGCTGAGCAATACGATCTTTTGACTTCTAGGGCACAGAAACAGGTGCGTCAGATCGCAAAGGAATACGGTCTTGACCCGTACAACCTGACGGCTTTGGAATTGCAGCAAGAGGTCGAAAGGAACGCAGGCAAAATTGTTTTGGTGGGTCTTCTGGTGGCTGCTGCGTCAAAGTTGCTTTACAAGCCGAAGGCCTCTTCCGAGCAGATCAACGGATCTTCACTGGGCGAATTTGACGACATTTCTCTCGTTCCTGCGAGAGTTATTCGCGCAGGTCTTTCTGCTGCTGGAGGAAACATGGGTATTTCTGTTTCCAGTGGCGCTATCGTCGATTTGCAGGACAATCCTCTTGGGTTGTTGGCAACGGGAGAAACTTCACTGACGTATCTGGGCGAAGCGGGTGTAAATGTCGCAGGTTACCGTTGGGTTTATGGTGAGGATGATCGTAAGGAATTCGAACCGCACTTAAATCTTGATGGCTACGAGTTTTCTTCGTGGGAAGATCCTCAGTTGACGAATGTTTCAGATTTCCCTGATTCTTCGTTCTATTTCCCCGGCGACCATAACGGGTGTCGGTGCCTTATCGAATACTTGTTTGCATAGGGTAATTGTTGTGATACACTGAATCTGCTGGTGGGAGTTTCGCTCCTTTCGCCCACCAGCGCCTCCTATAGTGAAACCCCCCAGAGGCTCCCGCTACCTCTGGGGGGTTTCTTTTTGTGTTGCAAAGCGTGTGAGGGTTGATAGACTGTTGTGAAAGGAGGAAGAATGCCTAAGAAACTTGAAAAGCCTAAACATCTGGTTTATCTAGATTCCGTAGAAGTAGAAGGAGAAATATTCTGTGTTGGAGAAAGTGTTTGGTTGGAAGGTTACACAAAGTCTCCTTCATCCAATAATCTCTTGGCGCAAATCGTTCACAACACTCGCAGTGACGAGATCTACGTCAATGTTTTCAGGGAACATAGGGGACGGGCGGGATGGCATTCCTTTGCCCCCCAAAGACTGATTAAGCGCAAGACCAAAGCAAAGAGAAAGGTTTAAGTTGTGACTGAAATCGAAAAAGTCAATCAAGCGGTAGATATTCAGGAATCTGATGTTGTACTAGCGATTCGTGTCGCCATCGCAGGAATGATGGATCAGATTGATCAACTTGCCGAGGCAGGCGATTGGGAATCTTTGGTTCGTGGATTGGCTCCACTCCGAGACGTTATTGGTGATTTGCGCATCATCCAAACAAAAGCAACGAACGCAATCATCGACACAATGCCAGAGCGAATGGTGACGGTGGAGGGTGTGGGCACCGTGGAACGCCTGAAGAAAACGACTCGCAAGAATTGGGACTCTGAAGAGTTGTTGCGTTTCGTTGTTCGACATGCTCTTGTGGACGAAGAAACTGGTGAGATTCCTTCTTCGCCCATGGAGGCTGTAGATAAAGTTATCCGAGAGGTTCGTGCCGTTGTTCCATTTACGGGATCTACTGGCTGGCGTGTTGGCGAGTTAAAGAAACGTGGAATCGATCCTGATGAATGGTGCGAACAGAACACAGATGGTTATTCGTTGAAAGTAACTGGAATGGGAGGGCTTTGAATGTCTGTTGTTGAGTTTGGCCGTTTTCCCGGTCCTACCCCTAAAAGTAATTCGTGTCTTTATACAAAGATCACTGAAGAATTGCGTCTCCATCCAAAGAAGTGGGGAAAGGTCGCAGAGGTTGACGGCGAGAAAGATTTGGCTAGGTGGGCTGCCGCTATGCGTTCACGCGGAATGCGTTTTGCGCAGAGAAAGATTGGCGAGAACTCATGGGCTTTGTGGTGTATGTATGACCCCGAGATTCAGCCATGAACGGAAAACAGAAATTCGATCCATCTTTGATGGATTATCAGAATGTTGTTGATCGTTTGAAGGCAAAAAAAGGAACGTGGTTTAGGGTTTATGAAGGTGACGTTGTTGGCGGAAAAACAGTGAAGCGTCAATTGAAGAAGCGCGGTTGTGTTGTTCACACGGAACGCATCGACGATGACGCGATTCTTAAGGCCATGTGGCCTGATTGGTGAAATGGGCTTCGTACTTTTTCCTGACATTTTTTTGACTGACTGGGACGTTCCTTGGCTGGTGTTTTATGAGGAATGTGTCGCTTTGGCCAAAGAAGATGAGATGGAGTGGAAGCAGATTTATCGTGGTTTCAGTCAGAAGCGTGCTGAAGGAATAGCAGCACAGATGAAAAGAAGGGGTTGCTTGTCAGCGACCCACAAGTATAGTGATGGCACTTACGGCACTTATGCCGCTTACTGGAGGTTAGAAGATGAAGATTCATGAAGCACTTGCTCACGTTATGGAAGATGTGCGGGCTGTTGCAAAGAGCGAACGTAATTCGCATCAGAACTACAATTTTCGAGGCATTGACGCTGTTGTGAATGCAGTGGGTCCCGCTTTTAGGCGTCACCAGATTGTTGTGATGCCAAAGGTCCTACACGTCGAAGCCGAGAATGTGTCAGTTGGTCGGAACAACACGCAGATGCGTTCGGTGACTATTACTGTCGAATACACTTTTGTTGGGCCTGAGGGCGATTCATTGGTGGCCACTAGCGTTGGCGAGTCGATGGATAGCGGCGACAAGGCTGTGCCAAAGGCCATGAGTGTTGCATTGCGCACCTGCCTTCTTCAGGCACTCTTGCTGCCAACTGATGAACCGGACCCAGACGAGTTTTCGTATGATCGTTCCGCGACGCAGGCAGTAAAGTTTGATGCTGCGGATCGTGGTACTTGGCCAGATGAGATCAATGTCGCTCAGGCCAAGAAGATCTTCCTTGTGGCTTGTGGCGGGGACAAGAGCGCTGCTGTTACTGCTTGGGAGCAGGCAGAAGTTGGTGAGGGGCCTTTTGCCCCTGACGAGATGGACGCCATCGTTAAGGTAGCATCGGAGTTTTTCATTACTGGTGAAGGGAGGCCGTTCTGATGGAACGGGATTTTTTGGAGGACATCCGCGCTGTTATTGGCGTGGGTTTGGGAACGTCGAAACTTGATCGTGAACTGATTCGCGATGCTTTCGTTCTTGGGGCTGGAGCGGCTTCTGGTATCGCTACTCGTTTCTTGGATTTGGGTGACGAACAAGCGGAAGAACTTGCTGCTTATTCTTTGGAACTTGTGACGCAAATCGTAGAGCCGTATGAAGATGTTTGATTATGAGTGTTCAAGCGATTTCTTGGGTTCTTGAACATTCCAAATCCTCAAATACTGCTCGCTGCGTTCTGATCTCTATTGCCAATCACATGGGCGGCGATGGTTCGGGTTGGGTGTATGTGGACAGGATTTGTCGTGAGGCAAACTGTTCTTTGAATTCGTATCATCGTGCAGTGCAGTGGGCTGTAGAGAACGGCGAACTGGAACGGGTGTCCCATTCTGGTGGCAGTGAACGTGTGCATGTCCGACATCGCCCGAACATGTTTCGGTTTCCGTTTCTTGAAGAGCGACCTACTCAGATTGGGGGGGAGGGAGGTACTCAGTTTGGGGACCACCCTCCTACCCAAAATGGGGAGGTCAATATAGGAGCCGTCAGTAGAGCCGTCAGTAGAGCCTCTAATGACGGGGATGTTCGTAAAGTTTTTGTTGCTTGGTGCGAGGCAACTGGTAGAAACGAAAGTCGGGTGAAGTTAACTAAGGAGCGTTTGGGGAAGATCAAGGCCCGTTTGCAGGAGGGCTACACAGTGGAAGATCTCATTGATGCTGTGAAGGGTGTCACTTTGTCCAGTTTTCATATGGGCGATAACGATCAGAAGCAGCGTTACGACGATCTGACTACTGTTCTTCGAACTGGTTCTCAGGTGGAGAAGTTCAGCAGTTTGTGGAGGAACCCTCCGACTTCAGGGCCTTCTTCTCCTAAGGCTTTTGATGTGATCAGATCTGTCATAGGTGAACAGGAGCAGCAGTATGAACTCTCGTGAGGTTGGTGAGATTCTGGGTTACCTGTCGGCCGCTTGGCCTAAGTACGAATTGTTTCCGGAGACGGTCAAGGTTTGGATCGACCAGTTTTCTGAGACGGATTTTGAGGTTGCTCAGAAGGCGGCGAGGAAGGTTGTCGCTGAAGACAACTGGTTTCCATCTGTTTCTAGATTTATCGGAATTTGTAAAACTGAGTCTAGAATGTCCGAAAGGCCGCTAGGCTGCGATCACTGCGATAACGGTTTCGTTATCTCGGAAAGCGGAGTTGCGAGTTTCTGCGGATTTTGTAGGCAAGCGCCTAGGAGTATCCACAGGCCGCGGGTTCGTGAACTGCATTCCCCTCAGGGCAACTGGGAGGAATGTTTAGAACAAACCAGAAAGAAACTTAAGGAGACGAAATGATGCAGATGACACAGGAAGTCCTGATTGAGCAGTTGGCTGACAGCGTTGCTGCGACGATGTTGGTCCTAAAGCGAATTCAGCGTGATGGTGACGATTCCATTTCTGTCGGCAATGCCATTGAGGTCGCTGAGAACGCTCTGGAGCAATACTTCGTTTGGGAAGGCAAGCAGATCGGTGTTATTGACTGATCATGCCTCGCATTAACAATCTCTCACCGCTATCCGTTTACCCGGGTTCCAAACGCAAAGTAGTTGATCTGATTTGGGAACGATTCGGAACTGTTAATCGTTATGTCGAATCTTTCCTAGGCTCAGGTGCAGTTTGGCTAGGACGGCCCGGAGAAAATCTGAACGGATACGGTGAGATTGTTAATGATCGATCAGGTTTGATTGTTAATGTTTGGCGTTCAATGGTTCAAGATCCAGAGCAGTTAGCAACGATTGTTGATTGGCCGGGAACAACCAATGATTTGGAAGCAAGGCAAAAGGCTTGTTTTAACGCCGCCGAAGGTTTGTCGCAAAAGTTGGAAGAAGACCCAACTTATTGCGATGTTCAACTTGCCGCATGGACTGTTTACGGTTTGAGTTGGGCTACGCACGCAAGATCTTTTATGAACGATGGCCATTGTCGTGTTGGACGACCTTCTGCTACACCTGCTGGGGCGCACGCGGTTAGCAGGCCACCTATGCACGAATGGTTTGCAGAAATTAAAGAGCGCACCAAAAAGGCCGTCATTCTTTGCGACGACTGGAAAAAGTCTGTGACGCCAGCGTTGTTACACAGCGGCAAGAACGACATTTGCGCTGTTTTCCTTGATCCTCCTTATGGGGAAGATCGACGCACGAACCTTTATCAGGTTGATTCAAAAACTGTTTACATGGAAGTTCTTGAATGGGCCATCGCAAACGCTGAGAACAACCGCATCAGGATTTGTGTGGCAGGTTATGACGGCGAACATAACGTTTTAGAGGAAATGGGTTGGGAAGTTCTTGCTTGGTCTTCTGCCCAAGGCGGAGAAAGTCGCCACAAGGAACGTTTGTGGTTTTCCCCTTCTTGCATTAATGCCTCGGCAGGAGGCTTGTTTGATGGGTGAAGAGGAACAACTTCCTTATCAGGGGCCTCAAAAAGGTGCCTGTGAGGGCAACACTGCAAAATGTAGTCGTGACGACTGTCCCCTATTTGGCACTTTGCTAAAACCCAATAAAGACGGCAAGCGCCGCATTCGTGGATGTGGAGATGCTGTTGCTAGGGGAAAGCGCGCTAGGACTAAAGGCAAACGGGCGCAGCGTAAGGTCGCCAACAAGTTGGGCATTCCTTCCGGAATCGACGGGGGGAACGAAGAGACTTGGCGTTCTTCTTTGAGGATCGAAGTTAAGGAAGGCAAGCAGGTTCAGGCTGCTGTTACTGCCTTTCGTAGGACAAGAGATCAATCAGAATTGGCGCGCCCTATAGGCGACAACAGACCTTTCATGGGTGTTGTCGTTCATGAAGGTCTTGAAGTGTGCTTGATTGCTTTGGATGATTTGCATACGGTCGCTGCACACGTTTTGTTGCAAGATTGATTCTGGGGGAATGTGGGGAGATGCATGAATGGATGGAAAGGGCGGCGTGCAAAAATTCAGATCCCGACGATTGGTTCCCTTTGGAATATTCCATGCGTCACGAAAACAACATGACGCGAATTTGTATTGAGCAATGCGAAGTTCAGGAACAATGCCTTGAATACGCATTGGTGTCCAAAGAAACGCTCGGGATTTGGGGTGGCTTCAGTCCTGCTGAACTTAAAGGCATCAGGACAAAACGGTACAGCAGATGTTGTAAATGTGGTCAGAGATGGCCGAAGGCACGCTTGACGTATGAAACAACGTGTAGACCTTGCAAGATCAAAGAAATGGACGAAAGGGACGCGAGGAAAAGAAAATGATAATCATTCTCATTTTTGCCATGCTGTTTGTATCGGTTGCGGCGTTTTTGCTGGGTCAAAGTTTTTTCGCTGAATACATTGAGGCAGTCGAATGGAACCGCGAATCACTTAATTCCATGTTGATTTCAAGTCTGCTTTTTGCTGTTTCTGGGCTTTCGTTCTTGGGTGCAGTTCTATACTCAATTAGTTTTATGCTGTAGAATCTTAGTATGAGCGCAGGAAAACTCAACGATAAAGTCCATGAGGCGATTGTTGAATCGGTTCGCCACGGGTCCTACATAACTGTTGCCGCCCAAAGCGCAGGCATCAACGTGACCACATTTCGCAATTGGCTGGAACGTGGAGAAATGGAGGAGGCGCGAATCGCCGAAGGGTTTGACGCCGATCCTAACGAAGCCAAATATCTTGCTTTTAAACGAGACGTGGATTCAGCAAGGTCGCAGGCAGAGATTGAATCTGTCAAGGCAGTGAGAATGGCTTCTCGAAACGGTACTTGGCAGGCAGCGGCGTGGTATCTTGAACGCAGTTTCCCCCAGCGTTGGGGCAGGAACCGCATCGAAGAGATCATCGAAGAAAAGGAAGAAGCCGATCCAGATCTTGCGTTGACAAAACTTCTCGCAAAACTGGAATCGCTAGACAACAGCAATGAGCATTAGTCCTGCACAAAAAATTGCACTTCTTTCTCCAGAAGAGAAACTCCAACTTCTAAATGAATTGTCTGACGAAGAACGTCAGGCCCTAGAAGATTACTGGCCCTTTTGGGCGCGTGAAGAGCAATTGCCTCCAGAAGGCTCTTGGTCTGTTTGGCTTTTCATGGCAGGTCGTGGTGCTGGCAAAACTCGTTCTGGTGCTGAATGGGTCAAACATCGATGCTCAACTTTGGACGTTCCGGGTGGAGTTCCTCGTGGTGCTTTGGTTGCACCAACACTTGAAAACGTCAGATTGGTTATGGTGGAAGGCGAGTCAGGTCTTCTGCGCGTTTTGCCGCCGTCCATGCTGGTGAACGGTTCGGTAGAAGATTCTTGGAACCGTGTTGCTTGCGAATTGACGTTGGCGAACGGTGCAAAGATGAAGGGATTCAGCGCTGAGAAGGCGGCTAGGTTGCGCGGCCCGCAGCACCACTTTGTTTGGTTGGACGAACCAGCAGAGTTCCGTGACGCTCATCTTGGCCTTAAAGAAGACACTACTTTTGCTATGGCTTTGATTGGTTGTCGTTTGCCTCCAGATCCTCGTTTGATGGCTACGGGTACACCAAAGAACGTTCGTTTAATTCATGATCTTTTGGGTGACTCTGGGACTGTGGTTACTAGAGGAACCACTTACGACAATCTGATTAACCTTGGTTCTGAATATCGTCAACGAATCCTTGAACGCTACGAGGGGACGAGGCTGGGTCGTCAGGAATTGATGGCTGAACTTTTGACAGACGCAGGAGCGGTTTTTACGCGTTCTTGGTTTCCTCAAACGACTGTTCCCCTTCAGGGTCCTAGCGTGAAAAGGATTCGTGCTTGGGACTTGGCTGCGACAGAACCATCGGACGGCAATCCTGATCCTGACTGGACGGTTGGCGCTATGGTCGCTTGGGATCCTCTGAAAATGGTTGAGGGTTCAGAAGTGCCGGGTGTGTTGCAAATCCAAGACATTGCCCGTTGGAGATTGGGTCCGGGTGCAACACAGGACAAAGTTTTGCGCCATACAAAAGTTGATGCCTTGCCGCGTGTCCTCATTGAAAAAGAACCGGGTTCTGCTGGCAAGTCGTTGATTTCCGCTTATGGAAGAGCGATGTCAGGTCTGGCCAGAGTTGAAGGCATCGCCCCTAGCGGAGATAAGCAGACGAGGGCGGAGGTCTGGTCGCTTTTGGCCGAGCAGGGGCGTGTCACCGTTTTGGAAGGTGACTGGATTCCAGATTTTTACAACGAGTTGGAAGAATTCCCTATGGGTGCGCACGATGACCAAATCGACGCTGTTTCTTTGGCGGCGGCTTGGTTGACAGGTAGACGTGCTGCTCGGAGACGCCAAAAGGTTCCTGCTTCGAAACTTCAATTAGGAAAAACTCGCATCTCCAGTAAACCAATTGCTAGATTGCGCTAGAATCTAACCATGACTACAATTAACGGTTGTACAGTTACTTCTGAAGACGGTTCTGTTATTTTCAAGCGTCAAAGGGTTGCTGTCGAAGATGGTGGAAGATTCACGTCTGTTGATCGCAGGACAGGGCGTGTCCGTTTGGATGCGTCGAATGCTTCCTTGGAAAAGACTGGAAAGAATCGTTGGGTTCTTTCTTCCCCTGAAGGGAATTTTGTGATTACGAAATCAGGGTGTGGGTGTGGCCGCTAAAGCCAAAGTTGCTGTTGTAGGCAACCCCAATTGGAAATGGAACGCTGAATCTGATTGGATCGACGCTTTTCGCAATGAGGGGCACCAAGCAAAAATTGTTGATGAGGTTCTTTCTCCAAAAGACATTCTCGCTTCTGTAAAGGATTGCGACGTTGTTTTGTGGATCTCATCTAGGGGCAATCACACCAAAGAATTTGTCAGGGACATTTCTTCCAAGAGGCGCACGGTTGCTTGGCACGCCGATTTGTTTTGGGGTTTGAGCCGTCCCAATTGGCAGGATTCCTGTATGTGGGCCTGCGATTTGGTTTTTACCGCCGATGGGGGTCACGAAAAAGAATGGGAAGAAATGGGCGTGAACCATTTCTGGATGCTTCCCGCCGTGAGAGAAGTCTGGACGAAATCCAACGGCATCCTTAAACAGAAATTTGATTGCGATGTTGCTTTTGTTGGCAACGATGGTCGTTCCTATCACAAGGAATGGCCTTATCGTTCAGAATTGATTTCTGCTTTGAGGGACATGTGTCTGAAAAACGGTTGGAGTTTCAGAAACCCGGGTGGTTCTTCTCCTAGGGTGGAACGCAACCGCCAAATGAATGATTTTTATAGATCTGCCCGCGTCACTGTTGGGGATAGCCTTTGTCTAGATTATGACAAATCTCTATATTGGTCGGATCGTGTCTACGAAGCGTGTGGTAGGCGAGGTTTTCTGATCATGCCCCACATTGACGCCCTAGAGGCCCAAAGCGAAAATAGAGTCCCTTCCTACCAGTGGGGGGACTGGAACGGCTTAGAGAGCAAAATAGGGGCCTTTCTGGGCAATCCTGACGAACGTTCTACGATTAGCGGGAACTGCCGTGCTTGGGTGGCGGAAAACCATACCTATAATCATCGTGTGCGTTCTTTGTTGGCGATGCTGCCTTAACAACGTGAAATAGGAATTTGGGGAAACAAATGCGGCTAGGAATGCTCGTCAGGGACGACAACGGCGGATTGGGAAATCTTACCTATGACGCTTTTTCTAATTTGAGGCCAGACGTTACTGTCATAGTTCAGTCACGACCCTGTAGGGGAGAACCAAGACCCCACCTGTTCGAAGAAGCATGGACAGAAACAATCTGTGTCGAAAACCCAATTACTGACGCCCAGTGGGAGACAATCGCCCCTAAAGCAGACATTTGGTGGACAGCAGAAACTTGGTACAACGACAACGCAGAATCAATTATTAAAAAGGCTGGAGGGAAAACCGTTCTTTATGCGATGCCAGAACTGTTTTCTGGTTCGTCAGCAGATCAAATTTGGAACCCAACCCAATATCTTCAAAACAGGCTTCCCCTTAATTCCAAAGTCGTTCCTTGGCCAACATCACCGCCAGAAAATTGGTTCCCTAAAACCAAAGTATCCAAAATCCTCCATATCTCAGGCGGCGCACAATACGACCGAAACGGGACAGAGATCTTTCTTGATTCTTTGCAATACGTTGAAGGTGAATGCGAAATTATTCTTCATCAACCCGATGGAAAGAATCTCACCACGAATCTTCATCGCAGGAAATTCGCAAAAGGAATCAAGATCAACCACAGCACGGACTACGAAAAGTCTCTCAACTCTTACATGAGATGGGCAGACGCGCTTGTCCTACCTCGTCGTTACGCCGGTCTTTGTCTCCCAGCATTTGAAGCGTTCGGCTATGGATGCCTTGTGGCAATGCCTGAAGTTGATCCGCAGGCGTTTTGGCCCATCATTGGTTTTCAGGCGATAAAGGAACGTCCTCGCTTGATGAAGGGTGGGAAAATCCCCATGTGGAACATGGAACCCTTTGTTCTCGCCAAACAAATAAATGTCATGCTTGAATGGGACGTTCCAACAGTCGTAAGGCTCTCAGAGGAAGGGCGAACTTGGGCTGAAAAGAACTCTTGGGAAAACCTTCTTGAAACATGGAAGACGGCTTTCCAGAATGTTTAGATACCGGGATAAAACGCTTCGACATTTTTGGCATCCGTACAACTGGACCCACACAAACGAGAGGCAAGTAGAACTTCCCGTTGTTTTTGATTGGTTGAGCAGGCGTTCGGGTTCAGGGCTTGAAGTAGGAAACGTAACGCCCAACTACATTTCAACAAACCATCATGTAATCGACATTGTTGAAAAGCATGATCACGTTGATAACACAAATCTATTCGATATTGAAGGAACTTACGATTGGATTCTGGCAATCTCAACAATTGAACATGTTGGATGGGACAACGAAATAGGTAAGCGAAATCCGTTTGAAGCCATTTGTCATCTGCTTTCACTACTCGCTCCAAATGGGTCCATGATGGTTACCGTCCCCGTTGGCTACAACTGGACGTTGGATCAAGACCTAACAGAGGGGACTGGTGCAGATAGATGGGGTTGCGTTTATCGCAGTCAAGGAGAATGGGAATACAAAGAAGGCTTCAAATGGGAGCCGTACACAATTGGGGCTTGCTCCGTGTGGTTTGGTGAATGGGGACCAGAATGAAAGTCAATTTGGGTTGCGGGAAAGACATTAAAAAGAACTGGGTTAACTGCGATCAGCATCCCCTAGAGGGCGTAAACGTCGTAATGAACCTTGACGAGTTCCCATGGCCGTTCGAAGACTCGTCCGTTGACGAAATCTTTGCTTCCCACGTATTCGAACATGTTGGCAAACCAATTGAGTTCGTTTTGGAGTGTTGGAGAATCCTGAAAAAGGGGGGTAAGGCAACCATTGTTTGTCCTCACTGGACTTCAGAAAACGCCTTTACCGATCCGACACACGTTAGATTCGTGACAGATCGCACCTTTGATTACTGGTGTGAAGGAGAAATGTTGAACGGGCCTTTGGGGGCACAGTTCCTAGGCGACACATTTAAATTCAGAAAACAAAATGTTCGTCGCAACGGAGGCGACATCATCTTTTTCCTCAGGAAAATTTGAAATGAAGATTCACGCTCTTGCTTCCTTCAAACACTACATCGACCATATAGCCCCAATCTGGCGTTCGCTTGATCCTGACCTCACGGGAAATTTCGTAGTTAACAATTTGGCGATGAGCAGGTACGCGGAATCCCTAGGGATCTACGCCCAACCCATGAAGCAGGCAGGTCGCCTCAACTTTGCCCTCAGGACACAAGACCCAATTTTGGTTGCTGGTTATACCGACCTTCAAAAGGTCCACAAGCGCCCCATCGTTTTTATCGAACACGGGGCGGGACAAACATACATTAGGAATGATGGCAGCATCCACGGCGGATACTCGGGTGGAGTCAACAGGGACAAGATTGGCTTCTACGTTTGCCCCAACGAAACGGTCTTGCAACGCAACTTGAAGGCTTATCCTGATGCACAAGGCATCGCTGTTGGAAGTCCCCGCTTAGATGATCTGTCTTTCGAACGAAAACTGGCAGCGCCTAGAAACGAACTAAACATAGGCATTGCTTTCCACTGGGATTGCAACATCGCTCCAGAGGCAGGCTCAGCGTTCTCCGACTTCTATTACAAGATTCCAGAATTTGTGAAATACGCCCAGACATGCGGAATGAACATTGTGGGGCACGGCCATCCTCGTGCATGGTCCTATCTTTACGGTTGGTGGAAGGACCAAAAAGTCAGAACTGAATCTGACTGGTTGAAGGTGAGTTCAGAAATCGATTTGCTTATCATCGACAACAGTTCCATTCTTTTTGAAGCGGCGGCATTGGACATTCCGGTTGTTTTGATGGAATCAAGCAAGTGGCGTAAGAACGTTCATCACGGACTGAGATTCTGGGATTACGCAGATATAGGGCCGTCAGTCACCAAAGACGACGATCTTGGCGAAGCGATATCTGAAGCGTTCCACAAAAAATACGCAAAACGCAGAAAAGAAGCCTCGTCTGCCGTGTATGCATGTCCGCCAATGCTGGATAGAATGTACCAATACTCATCCACTCAGGATAGGTTGTCCTCGCGCAGAGCCGCTGCCGAGATCATTCATTGGTGTCAGAAAGGAAAACGTTAGTGGGAAACTGCGGGCAGATGAAGGGATACAACTCAGGTTGCCGTTGCGAAGAATGCACAGAAGCAAACCGTGTATACATGAGGGCCTACAGGGAACGTCAAAGAAAAGACTTTGACAAGGCTGTTATCAACTTTGAGAGTATCGACGAAGGAGATACTTCTTGGGTTAAGTTTGCGGCTTGCCAAAAAGAGGATACAGAAACCTTTTTCCCTCAACGGGGAGATTGGAAAATGGTCCAAAAAGCATTAGACATTTGTAAAACCTGCACAGTTGTCGATGATTGTTTGGCTTATGCTCTTCGAACAGATCAGACGGTAGGTGTGTGGGGAGGAAAATCAGGAAGGGAACGTAGGGCCATGTCAGTTCTTATGAGGGAAACAGCATGAACTTGAACGATGATAGATCCTTGATGAGGGCTGCCTATTTGCAGGCTGCGACATCCCCAGACGTATCCACTCAAAATGGTGCTGTTCTAGTCGCTTGGGACGGAAGTGTTGTTTTTGGATGCAACAGTCTCCCCATGGGCGTTAGCCCAACGGAAGCACGATTGCAGGGAAGCGCCAAATACGACTGGACTGTTCACGCAGAACACGCCGTTCTTCTTCACGCGGCATCGCAAGGGGTTTCCACATTTGGGGCAACCGTATACGCCCCTTGGTTTGCCTGTGTTCGATGCGCTGTTTCCATGATCCATTCTGGAGTAACACGCGTTGTGGGACACGCCTCTTACCATCATGCAGCAGCATCACTCAATTCAAAATGGAACGATTCCATCGAAATGGGAATTGACGCGCTGCAAGAAGCGGGAGTGGTGACCGAGTGGCTAGAAGGTCCCATCGAATACGCCCCACCTGTTCTTGTGGCAGGACGACTCTTTGATCCATGTCTGTAGGAGAAATGAATCAAAACGGCGAAGAAATGCGCAGGCTTTCATCCTTAATCGATGACGCCCTTGAAGAATTGAAACGGTTTGCTGTAGATCTGGCAGAATCAGAAAACCGTTATCGGCACAGCAGAAGCAAAGCATGGGGAATGGTTTCCAAAACCACCGATGACGGTGTGAAAAGGCTTGCAGCAGAAATAGAAGCCGAGGTTGACGAACTGACAGCAGATCTCAGATTCGCACGAGATCGTGCAGATTACCTTAGGCAAGTTGCTCTAGAGGCTGTTCGATCACGCAGGCAGCAATTGTCGGCTTGGCAGTCGTGGGTCGCCGCCGAACGCGCAGAAGCAGAGTTTGTGAGAACGTCCCCATGAACACTTTTATCATCGACGCGCTAGCCGTTTACAGGCTTACCAGACTGGCGACAAGAGACACCATCACAGAGCAAATCAGAGAAGTAATCGCCAGCGAATTAGACACGGCGCAAACATCTGGTTTAATAAGCAAAAACACCAGAGAAAAAATTGATTACCTTATGTCCTGCGATTGGTGCATGTCCATTTGGATCGCAGCAGTAGTAGTGGCATTAAAAAAATACGTGCCTGACGTGTGGAATAACCTAAGGTACGTTTTGGCAACGTCAGCAGTAACAGGTTTGATTGCGAGCAACGAATAATGCCCGGACCAAGACCAACAGCACCACTAGGAACAGTAAGTAGTTACAAGAGGGCCATCAGAAACGGCCTTCAACCAACCCCAGCCTGCAAAGCGGCATGGGCCGCATATCACAGAGATCTTTACCGCCGCCGCAAAATGCGTGCAACGCTACTCACGCAAGCCAATTCGGTCAGTTCCGAGAGCAGTCGTCAGGCGAGCGATTGAATTTTCAAGATGCCGAACATTGTTCGACTCTTCCAACATATGATTTCTAAGATCCGTGGACAACGAATTCAAATCGTTTTGAATTTCGGTTAACGCTTTTTCAAGGTCGGAAACACGATCAAAAAGTTTCAAAAGAGCGCGAATGCCACCCACCACCATGGAGAACATCGCGGCATAAGTCGCCACGACAAGCGGATGAGACCAAATATCTTCCATGACTATTACCCGGTCTTAACCCACTGCGTATTGCGAATCTTCTGAGCGCCGAACTCTGCGTTAGGGAAATCGCCCCTAAACGGAACACCGGCCGCTTGATACGCCTTAACATCTTCCTGATTCTTCAAACCTGTGCGCCAAGGCCCTGTCCAAAACAGCCAAATAGACCCGTCCTTGGGGTCACGCCACATTTCTACAGGCTTCATCTCATCGTCCTCGGGACTAGGTGGATTTACATTTTCCAGAATACCGCGGATCAACATGTTCTCTAGTTGACCTCGCTGAGGATGCTTTGTCCAAGCATCGCTGCGGTTATACGGCTGGGCATCGCCGTGAGTTGTCATGCCAGCAGCAAATAGTGTTTGTTGTGGTGGAATGAATCTTGCTGCGGCCACTGGGTCGAAACCGTTTCGTTTCCAAAACGCATAGATTTCGTTTGCGGCGCGCTTAATCGCTGCTTGTGTCCAAGCGTTAGCAACGTCAAGATCGGTGCTTTTGCAAGCAAGGGAAATACCCCAAGTGCGACTATTGAAATCCTTTACCTCACAATGAAACGCCGTGTAAGTATCCGGCATCAAAGCAACTGTCGAATCGGAGTCAACGATCACATGGTACGAGCCGTGTTCGGTGCGTCGGGCGATGTAAGCGGCAACGTTTTCTGCCCCGGTGTCAGGCCCCACGTTGTCCATAATGGATTCGGTGGTGTGAACTAGAACTCCACCTGTCATGGGGTTGATGCGTGAGGGGTGGAATTGTTGGATCGCCGGTGGATGATCAAGGAGATAATACTGCATCTGACAATTCTACCGTTGGACCAGCATCCGTGATTACCGCTTCAAACCATCCGGTATATGAAACATCTGCAGTGGGATACAGGTATACGTCTAGGGTTTCAAAACTTGTTTCTTCCGGCTCAAGAATTCGGAAAGAGGTCACCGTCGCAAAACTTGTAGGACCACCGGGGCTGATGCCAACAAAAAAATCTTCACTTCCGGGCAATATAAGCCCTTCGGCATTTTCATTGTAAATAGCACCATATACCCATGAAGGATCAGCAGGAGATCCAGCAACAAGTGTCAAAGTGAAATCAATTCGATAAAGACGACCAAAGCAAAAAGTTGCGCTCAATTGTGCTTGCGATGTCAAGTCCTCTGCCTCAAAGGGATTTTCTTCACCGTATACTCTGCGCGTTCTTGCAATGATTTGACCAGCGTCAGCAAAGCGGGCAATTGTTCCGATGATATAAATTCCTCGTGGTGGATCGAACAGGACCATTACTCGGTCCCCTTCGCTCAAATCGGCAAAAAGCATGGATGCCTCAACAGAACTATTCTCAGGGTCGCCGTCCATTAGCAATGTCGCCGTTCTGCGATTTTCTGCGACGGTCACAATTGTCCCCGGCAAAACTGAAGTCGTGCTTGCCGGTCGCGCTTCTATCGACTGCACCAACAGTCGAACGTCATCCACATTCATTATTAAATCCTTAATTCAGAAGCAACGCGATGCGACATAACGCCGCCAATTGTCATATCGAAATCCCATGACATTTCTCTATAAATGACATTGTTCACAGAAACCAAATCAAAACAATCGTGATTTGGGTTTGGAACTGCCCCAAAGGAAATCGTCTGATATCCAGCAACCGCTGTATTGGCAATCAATTGAACTAGGCGTTGAGCCTGTGCAACGCTTTCAATACCTTGTTCTCGGATGATTTGAGCAATTCTGCGGCCATTGCGTTTAAACAAACTATTGGGAGCATTTACCGGAATTTCTGCAGTGGCGATAATTGGGGCATCTGTCGCCCCCGATCCAACAACAACAAAAACATTTGGCGCATCCAAATAATCTGAATCTTCTACACGAGTGTCGTAAAGAATATTTGTTGAATCGTAAAAAGCGGCGGGTTGTGCATCATCTGGAAGTAGTGGCCTCAGTTGCAAAATACCGTTTCTGTCGAAATGGGGAGGAAGGAACCCCGCCAAAGAACAGAAGCCGTTCAAAGCCGTTGCAAAAGTTGTTCCAACTTGATAGGCAACGGGTTCACCGAATATTTCGCCGGTCGGTTCAATCATTCTGCGCTCAATACCAGCAGCATCACAAACACGCTCTAAGGCATCGGAAACTGATTCTGCGCTGCGACCAGAAAGATTGTAAGGAGAGGGAGTGGCCAAAAACGATCCTCCGTCCACCAGATATGGTTCAACCGGTGCCCTCAAATTGTTTGCTAGGTATCGTGCGGGGTCGGAGGCAATGGAAAACATTCCCAGACGCAAAGAAGTTCCATCAGAACGACGAAAAATTGGTACAAGCCAATCATTCAATTTATCTAATTGATTCCAATCAGAAATTTCAAATTGAGTTCCGCGAACAACTCTCTGAATAGTTGCGTTAGCGTCCCAAGACAGTGTTCCACCACTACCCAAAATTGTTCCAATTAAAGCACCGGAACTGTCAGCGACGGCCCATTCAACAGCGAAAGCAGTCATGATGACGGTACAAACGGGGCCGGAGGCTCAGGCGGAGAAACAGCGGGAGCCAAAAGGGAAAGTAGTTCAAGGGAAATAAGTGTTCCGTCGCCAGAATCAAATACAGGCACCGGATAAGGCGTTCGTGTGAGTTCCTTGATCGTCGTTTGAATCCGATATTGACTTCCGGGTTCGGTATCTACGCCTGTAGGTGTTTGAATGCTGGCAAACCAACGATTTCCGTTGTTGTCAGTTACGCACACATACGCCAAACGCAAAAGATCATCAATAAGGTCGGCAACGATTCTTTTATTACCCGTTAGGAACAAAAGTCTGTCAAATACTCTACGTCCCAAATTGTCCAACGTAGAACTTTCTACTGTTCCTCCAGCGGCACCCGCGGCAGCCAGAAGGAAATCGACGGAGAATTCGTCCAATCGATCAGTCAAACCTCTTGCTTCAACTGATCCGTCTGTTCCTTCAAATTCGTAATAGGACACGGTTTCCAAGAAGTTATAAGAACGAACACCTACATCATCAAACCACACATTAAAAATTGGAAGTTGATTGGTTGAAAGGAAATAACCGCATCTTCCATCAACGGGGATTGAAACTTCGACCTCGTTAGACCAAGCAGAATTGAAATCTATATCGCTGACCAAACGAATGCGATATGTGTTCAAAGAATCGCCTAGCGCTCCGCGGTTGGCTTCATAATCCATGATGCTGTACGTTTCGGCCGTGCCATCAACATACGCGTAATAGATGGTCTGCCAATCACTGTCCCAAGTCGAATCAACAACAGTTGTTTTACGTTGAATCTCGTAATATCCAAGACCCGAACAGGCATCGGGGCTTACTTGCCCATCCCAACTCAATAGAACAGATGGACCGTAAACGCCAGTGTCGAAATCAACATAAGTTGCTGTGAAACCTGACGGCGTTTCCGGCGTGGCACCAATAACCACTGAAACATCAGCATCTTCTCGAACAATCCACGGATCCTGCGGAAGTGTTTCGGTCGGGTCACCACCAGAGGCGCAATCAATAATTCCGCCAAAAGTTGTGTATTCCATTTCGGTGGACGTTGGGGAGACAACATCCTGCCGCGTAACGCCAGTATTCAACGTTAAAACCTGCCAACCGTTCGATCCACCCCCATACACGACAAACATGATGGTGTGTTGAGTTTCGCTTTCATTCCACCCGTCTTGCGTCAATGGCAAATCAAATTTCTGCCAAGTTCCGGGGTATTCCAAATCGTTCGGTCGGATAATTGTTGAAGTTGCTTCTAGCGTGTAAGAGGAATCAACAACGTAAACAACCATGAAACTATCCGGCTGAGATTCATTGCTTGATTTGGCCCAAAACCTGATTCGATAATCAACGTCTGAATCTGCGGTGAAGGAAACCGTTTGCCACAATTGAGGGCGATCCGGATCACGCACAACGCCAAGTTCGCCGTCACCATCAGTTATATATGCATAAGGCTGGCTGTCCGTCAAAAAATAACCAGAAACACCGTCATCAAAAAGAACTGTTGGCGCGTAATTTATTTCAGTTCCAACATTGCGAGGAATATCATGCAAAAATTCTGGCACAGTTTCATAAATGCCATTTTGCGTTCCTTGGCCGCCGCCCAAAGCCCGCACAGATAATCCTTGTGTGGACAAAGCGGGACGGCGATCAACCGTTTGTTGCTGGTAAATGCGCTGATTGAACAAATACTTTTCATTGCCAGTAGCCGTCCAAGAACCACCGGCAATTGTTTCAACAGACCATTCGTTCCAACCGAAAACTTGTTGAGGCGAAACACGAATGGCTTCTGCAACACGCGTTTCGGTTACATGCTCAACGTCTGCCCATGCCTCATAAATTGCCCCCCCTGTTACTTTCCTTATTTCTACCCCGTTCGCACCACCCGGACGGGACATAAGCCACATAACAGCATTGTCCTGAATCGTGCTGTTGAAATCTTCCAATTCAGAAGTCGTCCACGAACGACCCGTAATTGGGTTTTGATACCAAGTGTAAGAAACAACCTGCGGAGTAATTGGCATAATTTGTGCTTGACCCAACACAATTTGCCCATTCATAGAAATCGCTGGACGGATCCTATATGGAACGTCCCATTCCCCGCCGATGGCACCCGGATCAATATAACGCTGACACAAGCACGCTACCGTCAAACCAATAATACGGTCTGTTCCAACATTTGATTCCAAATCGTCAACGTGGAATGCCCACTGAGAATAAAGCGAATCGTAAGAGCGGTCTGGGGAAGGATCGGGAATAGTTTTGAACCACGGAACGAGTCCTAAAAATTGCCGATTGATTACCGGGACGGGATTTACAAAAACCGGACCAACAGTATTCACATAGCCCTGATAAATGCCGGATACCGAAGGATCGCCCAAAAGTTCGTACCATGACAATGCCGAAGGGCTGTAATCATCCATGCGTTGCTGATCGACAGACTCGACACGGCTTGGCGTCGGATACCAAGCAGCGCCTACTGGGCGGATGAAAAGCGAAGTGTCTGCGTCGGCACTGTATTGATATCTGTCAACTGTCCGATTCACCGGAGAAATATTTGCAACATCATAAATGTCAATAACGTCATAGGCATTAGGAACAGCGACCGAAGAAAAATTCCACATATTCTCAACAGTTAGTGTCGTACTGGCCTGCCATGTCCAAGAATATGAAGCCTCACCAACGCCGCCAACTGGACGATCAACCTCACGCAAAGGTGCCCATTCCAAACCAAAAGCACAATCGGTGTCAGCGTTCGGGTTCCAACTCATGCCATTCTCGCTTCCAACTGCAACACACGACGCAACTCAACAGCAGCCGCACGACCAATCTGCGCGCCCATAGCAGGATCAGCGTTGCCATTGATCGTCACAGGAACATTAACAGAAATGCTGGTATTCCCACCAGAGGCAAGAGGAACAGAATTGACTCGCTGCATCAAAGAACTCGCAGCACCAAACGCGGCTGGCGTCCCAGTTTCCAAACCGCGAGTCAAACCAGATACCAGATCCTTACCGATATTCTCCCAAACCCTAGAAGGCGAATCGGACTGCGCTTCGTCACGAGCCTTTTGTTCAGCACCAGCAATAATCTCGGCGGCGATCTGACCGACCTCTCCAGCACCGTCCCTCAGCCCACGCTTCAAACCTTCGATCAAAGCGTCACCCAAATACCAGCCGGTCATATCTGCTTCGTCGCTGTAATTCTCAACAACGAAAGTGAACGCATTGACAACCTCATCACCAATAACAGTTCTGGAATTGAAGACGCCTCGCCCTATACCAGTTGCAATAATGAATCCAACGTAAGCGGGAGCAAAAATTAGATTTGACGCCAAGAAAAGAAGAGCAGAGTTAATGGTCTGCAACATGTCATCTTGGGCTTCGGTAATTTCCAGATTGAAAGTATTGACAAATCGTTGACCAAGCAATCCACCTTGCAACCCCGAATTGGGAAGAGCGGAACTTCCAATCACAGAAAGTTGGAAAATCAAGTTAGCGGCAACATTTGTTGCCCCAGAAGTGATAGCCCCGTTAATGGCAGCCAAAAGGGCTGTAGCGGCTTCCGTGCCTGCCTGAGGAGCAGCACCCGCGACTCCGCCAGTAATGCCCTTCGCCCATTCCTGACCTGCCTCAGTTACACCACCAGCAATTGCACCAGTCGCATTAGTTGTCCACGCATTACCAGCGTCCGTTGCGCCAGTAGCAACGCCATCAACAATTGCAGGAAGGGTCGTTTCTACTTCTTGAAGAGCGGCAGCCAAATCTTCCCGAGTGATAGAACCAAAAGGTGCTTTATCCCTAAGAATTTGGGCGAGGGCTTCATAATTACCGGCGTACAAACCTCTCTGTTGAAGGAAAGAAATTTTTGCTGCGACCTCAGCCTCAACTCTGGCGGCAGCCTCCAACAAAAGCATCTGCCTCAAATGTGCATCCAAGGCTGCTTCATCTCCACCGTAAGCATTCAACAAGATCGCTGTACGTTCAGCACCGACCTGCGTAGCAACAGTCAAAATGCCAGTTTTGTTTTCCTGTGCCAAACGGACAAGCGTTGTTGACCAGTTGCGGGTATCTTCCAGATTCTTTTCAAGATCGGCTGCAATCTGATCGAAAGAGCCTCCCTCTTCCTGCCCAAGATTTTGAAATGCTTCAGTAACAGACGGAACGTTATTCAAAACTGTGGAAGTGAAGTCTTCAATGGCGGCAGTTACTTCTTCAATAGTTTTCTTAGCCTGCTCTTCTGTCAAACTTGAATTAAGAAGTGCTTCAGCAAAATTGTCTTGAGTTGTAATCCCCAAAGCAACTTCAAGACTTAATTCTTTTTGTGCTTCCGCCAACGCCCTCAAATCGGCTGCGGCTTTACCGCTTTGAATGTCAGCCTTTTTTTGAATCTCTTCCTGTCTTGCTACTTCATCATTGGCGAGTCGCAACAAGTACGTGTAATCAATGATCCCATCGTTACTGCTAGCCCTTGCAATCGCTTGTTGTTTCCATTCTTCCGACAACTTGCCAGAAGCAGCAATCTGCTCGTATTGCAATTGAACGCTCTTTTGAGCGTTTTGACTTTGACGCTCCAATTCGTCGGCAACCAAATTGGCGGCACCTGCCGTGTTTCTGTTATTGAACGCATACAACAACGTTGCCTCGTCCAAATTTTTGATTGCGTCAGCAGTAAGAGCGATTCTTTCTCCACCAACAGTGAAATAACCCCAATCTTGCGTATCCAGCATTGCTGTTTGAATCATGTATTGGCGGATGCCCTCAGTCCCCTGAGTAACAAACCTAGAAAAATCGTCAATGGTTACACCGACTTCACCGAGGGAACGCACAAGATCTTCATTATTCAAAACTTGATTCACGCGCACATAATCTTCAAGTTTCGAAATAAGAAGATCTACGGACATCGCTGTATCAGAAGCGACTCCAGAACCTTCTTCCAATTGTTGATTGAAATCTTTAAAACCTTCGACACTTTGATTGACATATCCAGAAAGTGTTGCGATTGCTGCACCAGCAATACCTATAACTGTCAACCATCCCTTCAAACCCTTTCCGGGTGCAAGAAGGGTCGTTAAAACACCATCAAGAAGTTTAAAGCCTCTATAGACTGCAAAAATGGCAATGAGCCAAGGGCCGATCATGTTGTCTGCGATGCCCCCGATTAGAGAGGCGATGACCGCAAGGGAGTCGGCAAAACCAATTGTTAGGAAACCTGCTAGTTCTGCAAGAACGTTCAAAGTGGGCGTTGCGGCCTCCAACAACTGCACCAAGGCATAACCGAATGCTTCAAAAGCGGGATTTGTCTCGTCAATGATCTTTGCAACAATGTCAGTGAACGTTGTAAGAATTGGTAAAAATGCCGCCACAACATTCTCTGCCAAAGGAACGACTTGTTGCGCAAAATCTCCGAATGCTGTGGTGAGTGATAGTGCAATGGGAAAAAGTTCTCTAATCAGTTCCAGTACTGGAGCAACAATCGGTGCGCCCAGTTCTTCCGTTAAGTTTGCGAAGATTTGACGGAGATTAGCGAGAGCGATAACTGGGTTGTCAAGGGCCGCATCAATATTTGTTTCGATAGAACTGCCCAATTGCTGAACCGCAAGATCTGCACCAGCAGCAGCCAATTCGAACTGATTGAAAGTATCAGTTGTGGCTTTGCCAGTCATCTGTGCAGCCCTCAACTTGATTTCTGTTGAAGTCAACGCAATGCCAGTACCCGCCAAAGCGCGACCACCGCGAGCAAAACCAGTGGACAGACGATTAGCGATGTCAGCCAATTCCCCCGCATTAGGATTCAAAGATCGGATATTTGCTGCGACGGCAAAAAGATTGCTATTCGCTTCAGCAATATCCTGTGCTGCTGCACCAGAAGACTTGCCCAACATTGCGAAACGTTGAGCGGCAAGCAAAGCGGCTTCATCATCAGAACCTAAATTCTCGGCCAATTGCTCCAACTGGATATTCAAACCAGCAGCATCAATATTGGCGATAGCGGGAGCAAGACTGCCCAAAGACCGTTGAAACCCAATAGCAACAGATTCAGACTCAACGGCGGCAGCGAAGAAAGCGGAGATCGCCGCGAACGCCGCTGTGCCAGCAGCAGCAGCACCTTTCAAACCAAAAGCAAGACCAGTAGCAACAACAGTGGTCGCACTAATCTCCTCTTTCGCTTTTTTAGCGTTTTCAGCAGTATCTCCCAAACTTTTGCTGATCGCCGCGCTTTCCGCAGATTCGCGCCCTCCAAAAACGGGTTCAGTTCCCCCTTGCACTTGTTCAGCGAAAGCCGAATACTCTTCCTTAACCAAAGAAAGATCGGCTGTCGGAGTGACAGTGAAATCCTCTTCTTCTAAAGCAGCCTTCACCTCGTCGGCGGGTTGAGTCGGATTCACGGACTCCAAGAAAATGTTGGCGATAAGTTCATCGCCACTAGCACCCTGAATTCCCTCTGAAACCGCTTCCCCTAAAGCAGACGCATCACCATCAATAGGAATCTGAATAGGATCAGGAGTAACAGAATCCAAAGAATCCTGAGTGCCTTCACGCACAGCGTCAGCATCAACATCGGTGAAAGTAAGAGAAGTTTCTTGCTCATCACCAATAGCAGCCTGAACAAGATCGCCACCCTCAACTTCAGTGAAAGCAGCCTCAATCGGCAACGCAACAGGATTCGCGGAGATCGCTTTAAGCGCATCATCCATCGCCACAAAAAACGTAGTGGCGGCATCAGTAAGGCTTTTAGCCACCTGATCAATAGCGGCTAACGCATCCTCAATACGTAGAGAGAGTTCTTCTTCAATTGCCACGTAGATGCCTAGTCAGATTAGCCGTTTCTAACGGACTCATGGGTCTAACCTCAGGAGGAGGCCCTTCCCCCTTGGAAGCAGCAACCCTCTGAGCAAGAATGTCTTGCCCATATTTTACATTAGGGGTTAGACCCTCTGGAGTGTCTGACTGCTCATATTCCCTCTCCAAACGGGAATATTCTGTGTGCCATTCTTCCAAATCCTTGGTTGCTTCCCCCAAAGACGAGGCAACAACCCACAGTTCCATGTCGTCCACCTGTACAGGTGTCCAACCAAAATTAACTGCGCAGCGGCGATATAAAAGAGCAAACCATTCGAACCATTCACCCCTCAAAAGGGTTTCAGGAGGGGCAGGCAGCCCAAAAAACTCTGGAGGGTGCCGCTCTACTACCCCCCAGAGGCCCAAGGGACCTCGCGCCAATGATTCTGAATCTTGACCATAAGGTCGGTGTTCATCATCCACGTGGGGAAATCATCCAGATCTGAAGGGGCGGGAAGATTGTCTTCGTCCCTCAAACCATCAATAACGTCTGACCACCACTGCAACGTAGCAGAAACAACAGAATCAATATCCAAATCAGAAGTCTCAGGAGACGAATCCCTCTGCTCCCGAGCGATATCAAGGAGCATCTGATTGAACTTCTTCAACTGACCAATCGTGGGGCGATTAAGGATGCGCTCAGCACCCCCAAACACCAACTTGACGCGACCATCATCAAGAAAATCGCAAACATCGGACTTGCGCTTTGCAGCCATCAATATCTCCTAAAAAGGCTCTTCGTCAACGAACTTCGGCTTACGAGCAGGGATGGAAACCTCACCCTGAACAATAGGATCCCACTTCAAAGAAGGACCAACCTCATCAGCAACAATCTCAATCTTGCTGCGCTTCTGGCCATCCTTTTCCCATGAAGACTGCTTCAAAGTGCCAGAAACAATAACACGCTGACCCTTAGTAACAGAATCCCCAATGTTTTCTGCAAGACGCCCAAAAGCAGTCACATCAAAAAACGAGGTATCGCCGTTCTCCCAAGAACCGTCAGCGGCCTTCCTGCGAGCCGTAACAGCCACAGAAAAAGAAGCAACAGCCATCTCGGACGCAGTGAAACGCATCTCGGGTTCGCGCGTGCAGTTGCCAACAATAACAACAGATGTATCGCTCATTTTTACCTTTCAATCAAAGGAAGGAATAACGCCATTCAGGCCAACAGTCACCGGCATGCGCCAGCCTGCCATACCCCCCAAAGGACCCAAGGTGCGAACTTCTTGATATTGAACCAGTTCGCAACCAACGACCCTAGAAAGGTTCTCCTGAATGCCGTTCACGAGGCACCAAGCATCGATGTGAAGCATTTTAACAGCATCCTGAATGGTTTCAAGGGATGGTGGGATATGCGTTCCAATCGGCCAGCAACGCCAAATATCAATAAAGAAAGTCACAACCAATTGGGTTTGACCTGCGTCATTGCGGCCAACCTGCCTTGTTTGAATCACATCATGCCAAAGCGAAAGAACCCCGCCATCGCAGAACTCCACAACTGGTTGACCATGATGCACATAACGCACATCAGGAAGATCAATCCCAGTTCTCGTTGGATCCAAAGCATCTTCCGCCAAAACAAGAAGATCTTCAGCCAAACGCCACAAATAGTCTGGAGCCATAAAAGGATTCTACCTAAAAATGCCGTCTCTGGATTGCTCTAGAGCATCAGCCCATGCTTTGTCAGTAACATTATTCGACCACCAACCCAAATTTTTGCTGAATCCAGTGCCCGGGTGAATGACAAAAGGTTCACGACGAATCTTTCCCTTTCTATCAACAAACAAAAGGTATTCTTCCCCGGGTTCAAAAGTTTTTTCTGCGGTCCACTGCCCCTTTTTATTTCTCACCGTAGAACCCCTACCTCGGCGATCCCTTGTGGTGCTGCCAGCAGAAATGCGATAGAAAGAATCCGTGGCTTTATCGCTCCACAAAGCCTGAGGAGCAGAAAAACCTAACTTTGAACGAACCACACCATCAGAATCGAGATATGGGGAAACCGCAACCATGGTTTCATTCAATTTAGGGAAACGACGAGGGCGATCCAATGGATCCTCCTTGCCGCTGGGAACAGCCTCCTCAACATTTTTGCGAATGATCGCAAAAGCCTCCGTCGCCCTATTTAAAGCGGCGCGCTCCAAAAGACGTTTAGCGTCCTCAACCTTTGCCACAGAACCGATTCACCCCACGCAACGGATACGCGTAATAATCAACACCCAAACGGGCAGCAGACATAGGGGGCCTACAAGACGCATCAGGAACATTTCTACCTGAAACCATCATAGAACGCTTGCGGCGACCCTTGGGATTAACGGCCCTGATCCAAGCATCCACAGGAGGCAAACCAACCATGCCCCTGAAAATCACGTTCAAAGGATCAACCATGATGGTCGAAATCCCCTGACGGGTCATGTATTGGGTTCGCATGGGCAGAGCGCAATCCAAGTTGCAGAAAGATTTCGCCAACTCTGCCGCGTACAAAGCGCACGACAACTTGCCCGCCTCGGGAGGCTCAATCCCATGAACAATACGAACCTCAAACGTATCAGCAACCGTTACAGGCAAAGAAAGATTCTGGTCGCAAGGCCAATCATTCCCGTCTACACGCACCAAATAACGCTCATCTTGCAACTGATAAGCACTAGGAGAAAGCGTCACACCATCAATTTTGACGTGAAGAACACTCTGAACAGGGAAAAATCCCAACTCAATCTTATTGGTAGGCGTGCAAACACCAGTTGCGGAATCGAACTCCCCCCAAGAAGGAACCCAACCCGGAACCTTAAAAGGAGTAGAAGTATCCTCAGCGCAAGGACGTACAGAAGAAGTCTGAGAACCAGACCACCGCCGTCCCGTCATTTCATACAGGACGGCAGTGGCAATATCAATACCGGCTTGCGCCGCGACATCATTAACGGCCTCAGGAAGAGGGCAGAGAACGTCTTGATAGTCCTCGTCCGTCAAATCCTCAATCGTGATCCACGGTCTTGGTTCGATAGTCATCGAACCTCCTTTTATTTATCAGGAGGCGATGGCAGGAACTTCGATGTAACCACACTGAGCAGCAGGCAGCGTATCGTCAAGGAACCAGCCACCAGCAGTGGTGATACCACCAGCCGACACCACAGGCGTCGGGAAGTCCTGATACGGACCATCAGCGGGCATCTCGCTGTTTTCCTGAGCGTAACCAGTCACAGGAATACGGAGAATGTCGTTCTGGAGGGTCAGGGCACCCATCTGGAAACGAACCGAGGGGAAGAACCAGCGGAAGTAAAGAACGTCGCTGGAAGAACCACCGATGAGCGAAGCGTTCGCCTGCTGGTTGCTGTCCCAAGCCTTCGTCCACAGTTCCATCGCCACACCATTCGGCGGAGTGTCAGTCGAAGAGGGAAGAGAGGCACCAATCGTGACCTCTTCCACGTTGTCGTAGAAGGTGTCAGCGCCAACCAGAAGACCAACCAACTCGGAATCCAACTGGCAGAATTCCATGTCGATGTTGATTCGCTTAAGACGATCCGCATCCTTGAAGGTCTGGCAAAGAGCGCCACAACCGTTCTTAAGAACGAAGTCGTCACCAGCCTCCAACTCCACAGTCAGGTTCGCCTGAACAATGGCATCGGAGATGTAACCGGTATCAAGACCAGCGTCAGGAAGGCCACCAGAGGTCAACTGAGCGACCCGGATTCGACACACCTGAAGTGAACCAACACAATTTGCGGACATTTAAAATACCTCGTATTTCCTTAAATGAATAATAGCAGACTATGAGACACCAGAGCAGTCGGTTTCACACACATCAATTTCAACAGCCAATTGAGCGCAGCCCTTCCAATACGCTGCAACAATTCGCTCCGCCCTCCACTCCACGAGATTCGTATCACGATCCATCGCGGACGTGTAATCATCAGGTGAAGGAAGAACAGTGATTTGTGCGTCACGACGAATCTGAACAGGATCCGTCCCGAAGATGAAAGCGGTGGTGTCAGTACGAGGATCGCCAGCAGGACTCATCCCCGAATAGCCGCTATCCGCAACAACAATATTGTCAAAAGCATCAAGAAGAAAAACGCCTTCCCGACGAATAAGCCCTGCCATGTACCAGAACGAAGCAACATCACGAGTAGCGTGAATCATGCCTCGGCCGGGAAGCGCAAGCGCAAGTTCTCTCTGCAAAGCAATCAGGCCGTAGACGGGTGAATGCAAACCAGAAATAACAGTCGCGTTCCCGTCAGTCAAATACGGGTTAGGCAAACCTGCTTCCTGAGCAACATTGCCTTCCCACAGTTCCTTCGCCATAATCGCCGATTCGGCAAGTTCATACGCTGCCGTGGCACGACCAACAAAATCGCGGCTCCTGAACGTAGCAGGAGAACACTTATCGCCAGCGTAAGCCACGTAAGGGCTGTATTCGATTACCCAGTTCTCAGGAAAATCGTTCTTGGGATCTGGGACAGGAATTTCTTCATCGACGGGAGGGCAGAAGAAATGAGTGCCACCGTATTCGGTGCAACCCATCGCATCAAACGTAATACCAGCAATCCAACGATCGGTATCACGAACCTCTTCCGAAGAGGCAATCAAACTATGGCGGGGGGGAGTGGACCGAGGCCCATCAACCGGAACATACGACATATCAGCCACGATCCACCCTATCCCCTACCTAGTCGATAACCTGCGCTCAGGATGCGCAGAAATCGGAAGCGTCGATCCCAGCAGCAGAAGCGCCGTCAGGACACACCGTGGAAGTGATCCACAGCGACTCAACACCCCGATGGGCGAGACCCTCAAAGGTCTCCACGAACGTCTCGTAATCGTTCGTGCTGTTCAGCGTAGCGTCACGCACGATCCCAAGATCAAGGGTGCCACCATCAAGGAACAGGTGATGGCCCTCGTCGTAGAGACCCCACTGGACGGTGCTGGGGAATGGGTTCAGAGCGCCAGCGCCCTGCGCACCAAACACCTGCGAAGTGCCAGTGGTGGGAGTGTCGTCGTAGAACGTGATGTTCACGCCTGCGACAGCAACCGCGCGACGGAAGATCGACTCGCCCTCAGCCACAAAAGCAGCCTCGCTCTGAAGACCACGCATGAGGTCCACATCGCCAAGGGTGGTGATCCACCGAGGAACCAGCGCACGAAGCACCACGCCCGGGGCACGATGACGGCTCCGGTACGCAGCAGCCGCACGCTTGATCGCCTCAGCGAGATCGCGCGAAGCGCCAAACGACTGGCCAACAGTGACAGCAGTCGAAGCGCCCTTGATCCCGTCAAGGAGCATCGTCTCACCAACACGCGCGTGAGCAGCAAGCGCGAGTTCGTTGAAGTTCGCAACGTTCTCGGGGAACGCCCGCGACCCCATGTTGCCAAAGCGAAGACGCTTCACAATGGCCTGCGTGAGGTACTCAGTGAACTCGGGGCAATCGATGGCCTGCACACCCTTGGTGGCACCATCGGGATCTTCGTCAGTGGCGTTGTCCCACACCGAAATGGCTGCATCAGCGTCAGACGCATCATAGGCAACCGTGATATCGGCAAGCGTGGGGGAAGTCGCAACCCGAAGGCCACCGCGAGTCGCGGCAAACCCGGGAAGCGAATCACGCACCGGACGACCTGCCTCGCTGATCTGCACAAGGCCGTAATCCACATCGGTGGGGGCGCACCAGCCGCCAGAAGCGACGATGCTTTCCGTCCAAGACGAGGGGTTCTGGCCAGCAGCAACAACAGCCTCAATCTTGCCTTCGGTGCTGCTTCCGTCCATCTCCGACAGAACGCGATCCTCGGAGTACTCGGCAGCGATGCGAGCAACACGCACACGGTTGCCATACACCCCAGCGGTACCTGAGTTCCAAGCGTCAGCCATTTCCTTGGCCAGACCCTTGAAGCCATCAATCTCGCCGTTCTGACCCATGATCCGGTAGTTCTTCGCCGGAGCAGCGGGACGTGGACGCGACTTCACTGGAGCAACCTTGGCGATGTCTGCGAGAGCAGGAGCAGCAGCCACAACAGCAGCCTCAACCTCTGCCTCAACAACAGCCTCAGCCTCAGCGATAACCTCAGCGACCTCAGCCTCAGTCGGCTCAGCGGTCTCGGCCTCCACGGTCTCGGCAGGAGCCTCAACCTCGGCAACCACAAGGCGCGCTTCAAGCGCAGCGATCTCGGCAGCAGCGGCCTCGGCCTGAGCAAAACGCTCAGCGGCAGCGACAGCGAGAAGTTCGGTGGTCTCAACGATCACGCGAAGGGTGTCAAGGTCGGTGGCGTCGATGCCCTCAACCTCGCCACCACGAACAGCGGTGAAAAGATCGGTGAGTTCGATGTGAAGGTCACCGATCTGGCCATCGGTCAGATCACCACTCTCCACGGTCTCAAGAATTTCAGTAATGCGAGTCATTGAATTTCAGGTGCTTTCTCGTTTAGCCCTTGTAGGCTTCGCAACAACAAAAGTTATGGCGAGTCCGAGGCCACCTGCTATGCAGGATTGCCTGCTGCAACGCTATGCGTTGTTTAACTCAACAAAAGTGTAACACACATTTTAAAGCGGGTGTGTCAGCCAAAGATGCGGAGTGCTTTGCCTGTTTGCTTGCCCACAATGCGCCTTGCAATGCGAGGAACAACGGTGCCCTTCGACAACGCATTCACGTCTCCAAGAAACTTGGAAAACGCGTAAGCGGATGTTCGGACGTTTGTGATTGAAAGTCCCTTGGCCATTTCTTTATTATCTCACACCTGAACGTAACGGCCGCATCTTGGACAATGGCCTCGCACAACATTTTTTAGCGTTAAATCCCAATCACATGCTTTGCATTTGGTGACAATTGTCACAGGATATTCGGTGGGAAGGGATTTTTCTACAAGAGCCATAGGGCTGACTATCCTAACGGGTTTTAAGGGGACGCGCGCTTGGGTTAGAAGTGTCTAATGTCACAACACACGCAAATTGTCCCAACCGTCACCATCAATGGTGTAAGTAAGAATCCCAGAACGCGACTTTCCGCCTCCCCTGTTCTCCCACCAAACACTCCCACCATCCATCGCTGGACACTGGAAATGGACACGGGGACCGTGGTCCACAACGGAAAGATGATGATAATGCGCAGTAGTCAAATACTCTGCATCACCAATAGGTGACTGCATGAACGCATGATCCTTCCACCAATTCTGCTGCTTTTGCTGAGGAGTGGAACCGCGACCTGCGATATGCCCGTGAGCGAATCCGCACAGTTTGTCATAGATATCAAAAACGACATGAAGGCGATCATCGGGGATGTGGAAATTCACATGCCCAAACGCTTCTGGATTAGTCGCAAGGGTTTCAGCAACCATTTCAAACACTGCAACATCGTCGTTGTCGCTCGGCGTGGTGAACGATTTGCCGTCCTTGCGGTTTTCCCCATGATTTCCGGCAACACCAGAGACAACCAGTGGGATACCCAAACGAGAAAGACCAATAACCAGATCACGAAGAAGCCGTCGAACGACACGAACTTGTTGCCTTCGGTCCAATTCGACCGTAAAAGTTTGTTGGGCATAATGACCGTCGCAGTTTTCTACTAAGTCTCCCATGCCAACAATATAAATCTGTGCAGGTTTAGTTTTGCGTGCGTGTTCAATAATTCTTTGCCAAGAATCCAAGACGCGCAGAACAGTTCCTTCTGTCCCATCTCCATCAGCCTTTCCTATCTGGAGATCTGACGGGCAGATAATAAGCGCCGAATCGGAAAGGGGCTTTACAGATTTGACCGGTTTGTAACGGCTAATGCCAGATAGCAACTCATCGACATCCACTCGTTGCGAAAATCTTCGTTTAAGACGAGCCTTATATTGATAACGCCATTCGCCATCTCCGCCTTCCCAGCGATTGACGTACAAGGTGCCCGGTTCAATTTCCCATTGATCGGGATCCATGTGCCAACCGTTAAGAAGTTCGACCTCATCAGCATCCCTAGAAAAAACTTCTGAGATCGCTGAAGCCTCATTGTCGGACTGGACGACATGAGGTTCCCAACCCGTTGGATAACCAGATCGTTTGCGTCGATTGCCTTCTGGATGTTGAACGCCCTCGTTGGGGGGCAAATACTCGTTAAGAGACGACACTATGGCCCTTCCTCAGAAACCACGAGTCCAACATGGTTTTCGTAATGTGCAGATATTGACCATCAAAATCTTCGTCGTGAAGCCACGCAATCATCTGAGAAGACGAGTGTGTTCTTTTTGTGCGCGCCTCTATCAACTGATCAACAACGTCCTGAGGAAGGAGATCAATTGCAGACTTCTTGTGGCTTGAACCACCCTGCACATCAGCAAGTCGTTTAGGTTTCGACACTTTTATTCCCCTTTACTGTTTACAACCGTAATCAGCACAAGCGAAGTCATAAAAAGCCATATCAGAGAAAAAGTCTGATAGCCCATCGACGACCACGAAAGAGCGGCAAGGAAATTAATGACGAGCAAAATGCTTGCTGTCAGGCGCACGTCCATGGTCCCCACCCTGCTCTTGCGTACAGGTCATAAGCGTAGGCGATATTGGCTTGTGGGTCAAACATGGCGTCCCAAGTCAATCCGCGTTCTTGAAGGTAAGGAATGTGGACTGGATGAATTTGAAAAAGGCCGCGCTCTCCAGCGGATCCAACCGTTGAAGGATTGAATCTGGATTCGCAATAGACAACTGATAGTGCCTTATCGCAATCCCCCGCAAAGGTATCGCAAATCATTTTTTCGATGCCCACCAAATCGGCTGGTGGCGCAACGGGTTCCTCAACAATTGGCTCAGGGGCCGCAGCCATAGTCGTTGGCACCGGAATAACAATTGTTGAAGTGGTGCTAGTAGTGGTACTAGATGTAGTTGTTGTTGAAATAACAGTAGTAGGTGTAGTGGTTGTTGCGTACTCAACGACATTCGCAGGAGATTCCTGCGGGGTCGCACAGGCAACCAAAACAAAAAGGCCCAACACAAAAAATGGGGCGAATGCGACAAACGGCCGCTTTAAAAATTTACTCATAGTGTTCTCCCTTCGGCTTGAAAGCCAAGGGTAACCGCTACTTGTTGATTCGTGCGCCCAACTTCAAAACGGCTTCGTCGGAGAAGCCAAGAATGTCAACAATCGCCTCTAATTTAGCGATTCTTGCCTTCAAAAGATCGTTTGTGACATTCGACTCACCACAGCCGCAATCGTCGTCAATTACGCCAGCAGCAACCAAAGCGACCTGATTGCCTGAAGCAGTAACGCCCGCTTGCACCCCGCGAGGAACCGGGAAACCGGGAACATTTACAGCCAAAGCAGCAACAAGTTCAAGATTGCCCTTCAGGCTTCGCCAGTCACCAGAAAGTGAAGCACCCCTGAATTCGCGAACCTGTTCGGCGTTAATGCCCGGGCGAAGCGCGCCAGCAACCCAAATTCCGTAATCGTCTTCACCACAAACAACGTCTGCAACAGCAAAACCGGTGTGTTCGTAGTGGGCGATAGCAGCAGCAGCCGAAACGCCCGGACGAGTCGAAGCATGTCCAGTACTCATCGTAATCGACCCAACCGCAACATTTTCACCGTTTTCGCAAACAATGTAACCGGTGCGGAAATACGAATAATCGGTTGCGCTACGAGGAGGCATCAAACAAATGTCGCTACGACCCGTATGGCAGGTGTTCCACAGCGCAAGATGCCCATAAACATACCCTTGATCTGAAATGAACAGAGGGGTAGGCGCATCAAGATCAGGGTTTTCAAACCAATCTGAAGGAGGAGCAGTGGGGGCTGACGAAGCAATCAAAGCGTGATACGTCGCGTCGTCAAGGTTTTCGGGGCCACCCCAAATATTCGCGGAGGCCACCTGAACCACTTTGGCTGATTCAATCGCTTGAAACGGGGCGAGTGTCACGGCCCCAATCTTTCCTTCGACGAGATGCATAATCTCTTCGTTGTCGTATTCGATAACTTCGTCACCGACCTCCATGCTGACACCAGTCAAGAAGCCATCACGAACCTCTGCGGCGACCTGACGACCAAAGTCCGTGTTCAGATTGAATGTCGCTGACGCAACAAGAATCGGGCCGGTGCCATCACCTGAAGAAGCATCGATCGAATCGACAGTAACGCCGTCCAGCGACATGACACGCAAGAAGTTATCGATACGGCCTGCACGCTGATTGGGGTCATGATTGACCGTCAACGAAAGAGGCGGGTTACGCCAAGACAACGATCCTAGATCGGCAACACGCCCATCTGAAGTGACTTCGCCTTCAGTGGCAACAACAATAACGGCGCGAGTAGGAAGATCAAAATCGGTGACAACCATAACGTCTTCGTTGTCGTCCTCTTCGTCCTCTTCGTCTTCAACCCCCGGCACGATCTGAGGATCAGACATTTCCTCGTCGTCCTCGTCGTCCTTAGGGCCTTTGTAACCCAGTTCGTTCTCGGCACGCATGGAAACAATTGTAGCCGAAGCCTCACCCTCGCGCTCCAACCTAGCCGCGGTTCGTTCCGCCCAACGCATTGCGCGTTCAGAAACGGGTTTTGTTACGCCGCCACCCCACAAAAGGTGAGCGACCTGACCCGGTGACGGATAATCCTTGTCGCCCCGTTGAGGCGCTGTATCCAAATCAACCATGTGACGGGCGAACCATGCAGCCATACGCTTAGGTTTGTTGTCAGGAAGGTCGCCGTCTTCTACGGCTTGACGGGCCTCACGCACCGTTTGGGGCATCATGCCGTCGCCTGATTGACCTGCCTCATGGTAGGCAAGGCCACGACGAAAGTTGTCACGCATCCATTCAGGAACCCGGGGCATTGTGCTTCAACCATTCCTCGGCGTCTTCTGGGACAGGCATGAAAAGTCCGCGATTGAAACCTGCTGAAAACGCTTCGTCGCTGATGTCGGAAACTTCCTGCTGGAACTGGTTGATCGTAATAACCTTTTTGCGAATCAACGGTGCGATAACAGCAGAAAGCGCGGTAACAAGACCAATAATGGCTGCGATCTGATCGGTTGACCAGTCAATCCAACCAAACGTTTGCGCCAAGCCGATAGCGGCGGCGACAAGGACATTTAGGCTCGCAAAACCGGTAACTACTGGTTCGTTACGCATCGCATAAGAATACCAGATAATTATTATCAATTTTCTGATGTGGCTTGCTGCGCCAAGATGCGAAAAGCGTGGGCGGCTTGTTGTGGAACTACCCCATTACCCAAAAGTTTTAACTGTGCAGTTCTAGAATCAACAATGTCGGTTACCCAACCTTCGGGCAGCCCCATCATCCACTCAACAAACGAAGCGTTCAGTCTTCCGGAGGCATCAACGGCATCTGGAGCGCATCGCCCAACCACGAACTCCCATCGGGCAATCGCTGGTCCGTACTGTCCAAATCGGTCATGACCATCACTACAGCGTTTAAAGGCAGGGTGTTTCGTTTCATCTGCGCAGGACCGCCCGTGTTGGACGCGTCCTGACAGGTAGGAGTCGGCAAAAGATGGGGAATATCCCATAAGTTCCTGCCAAAAGCATTCGCCCCCACATCCGGTGTCGCCCCATGTTTGCTTGCTTGCGCTGTTGGGGTCGGCATGAGACGCATCGCTTCGATTTCCAAACTGCGTCCGTGACCGTTCCCGTTCCCGTGTTTCGCTTTCATTTCTGATGTCCAAGCGTCCCACTGTTCCACAGTTTTGCGGGCACCCATGTCCACCACTGTCGGTGTAGGCAAGACAGAACCAGCGAAGTCTGTTATGAGGCGCTCCGACTTCTGCCGCTGGTAAATGTGTCCATTCCGCAGAGAACCCGTTTTCGGCCAAAGCAGAAACAACTCTGGAAAAAGCATGTCCACCGTTAGCGGTACAAATGCCTGAGACGTTTTCGAGGAGGAGGAATTTGGCTCCAGCCTCGCGACCAATTCTGCAAACATCGTCAATCAACCAGCGTTCGTCTTCCATCCCGAGCCGTTTACCGGCCTGAGACACCGGTTGACATGGGAAACCTGCTGTTACCACATCCACCGAAGGTGGATTCGAAATTTTTGTTAAATCACCTAAACCGACCGATGTCTTGAACCGTGTGGACATGACATGGTTTGCGTGGTTGTCGGTGTCTGAAAACCATGCTAGTTCGGTTTGTGTGCCGATGTGTTGCAAAGCGAGTTCTAACCCGCCGTAGCCTGCGCACAATGCACCAATTTTGATCATGAGGTTGTTGTTAGCAGCACTTCGAACTTGATGGGTTCGTTATCAAAACGGTCCTGAACCCAAACGTCGTCATAGCCTTCTTCAACCCATTCCATCGCCAAATTTAAAGCCTCTGACGCCGACAACAAACAAAGGTTTACTTCTCCGCCACCAACCCAAACAGACCAGTTTTCGTCCTTGCTATGCGAAAACCAATCCTCAACAAACGTGTTTACGCCCAACTTTGCAACCTCCAAAAACAAAAACAACAACACCAACACACTACCAACCCAAACCCCAAACAACAACCCCACCCACCCAGCCAACAACCATGGATAGAACCAGCGAAACCGACATATAAATAATAATTACTTACGGCTCTACTTACGGCTCTTTATTGACCCCCCCAAACTGGGGAGGAGGGAGGTACCCAAAATGGGGAGGTCACAACCAACCTGACCTACCCAAAATGAGTACCACACAATTAACACAAAAATAACAAAACCCAAAAACAGAATCTAACCATAGATTGAAAAAACACCGAACAAAATCCGCAACCATGGATAGAACCAAAAAACGTACAAACAACAAACCATGACGTCCGAATAGGGGCCAGAGGCCCGCGGTCCGAAACCGAGAACGATTCCCAACCCGCGGGCAGGGGTAAGGGGGCAAAGGTGGGGCATGCCCTGAGAGGGTCCTAGAATGCCCTGTGTCGAGGTTGGGGGGATCCTGGGGTACTTACCCCCTAGTTGGGGGGTGGATCGCAGTAGGGGGCCTTGTGGGGGCCTTAGAGGGAATCTGAGAAAATGCTTGACTTCCGCGGTGGGATCCCTAGAATGGTCTCTGTCAGGGGCTAGCCACGATGGCGCCGCTGGCCTGAGATCCTTGAAAACCGAGCATGTCGTCTAGTGGGGGCCATGGCCGCACCTACCTACAGAGGAGCAACCATGTCCATTTCCATTACCACTGTCCCGATGTCCATCATGACCGAGCGGGCCGCGTCATCGTCTTTCGATTTCGCGGCGGTCCTAGCGGCGGCCCTTGCGGCCGCGGCGGATTCCCAAGCCATCACTGTGAACACTGATGACGGCGAGGGTTGGGTCACGAGCACGGCCAACGGCCATGTCAGGGGGCTACAGGAGCGCCACGGTCCGGCATTCCTGACGGCGCAAGGCTTGACCGATCAATACGTGGTCAAGGCAGGCGTGACGGGTCAGGGCATGCCTGACGGCCGCAAAGCGGTCAAGGTGGCCCTTGTCCCCAAGCCATAGCACTAGCGGAGAATCTAGAACCTAGAACCTAGTCCCGCGGTCGTGGCCCCCACTAGGCGACATGCTCGACGGCGCCACGCTGCCATCGGGTCCCCGACAGGGGACGCGGTGACGGTACGGCGCGGACCGCTACGGCCGACGGCCGTCAGGCGGGTACCGCGTGCCGCCCAGGTGCCAGAACATATGTTCGACGAACACCCGTTCGACTCCGCCACGGATCGAACACCCGTTCGACGAACACCCGTTCGACGCCGCGCGGCGCGCGGACCGAGGCGGGGAGCGGCCATGGGCGGCCGGCTCCAATGGGCGGAAAGTTTTCGGGTTGGGCTTTGACGGTCCGCGGAAATTTTTTTTTCGGCGAAAACTTTTTGTTCGGGTTGCCCAGTTTTTTGTGTGTGTTGTTTCGGTTATGTGTTTCATGAGTTGTCGAACGGTTTTGTTCGGCTTTGAGAATGGAGCGGTTATGGATAGAGAAGTGCGGTTTTGTTTTCCTATCGGAGATGATGATGTTTCGGTTGGGGGGGAGGTTCGGATCTTTCCTCACGACGCGGATTGCGACGGAATGGTTCGGTTGGAGTTCGTTGACGGTTCTGAGCGGTCTGTGTTGGTACTGACTGACACGGAAGCGAAACGGATTGCTGACGGATTTGATGCGGTGTTTAGCGGTTTGTTGGAATCGCAGTTTTGTGCGGGTGTGTTGATCGTTGAGGCGGGCTGGACATCTAGCGGAGCCAAGCGGGTGTTGTTGTTTTCGGACGATCACGACGAGAGAGTTTGTTTTCGGATTGAGTGCGGGATTATGTTCTCGCATTCTTTGCGGAACATGGCGACACTTATCGGATACTGGGAACAGTTCGGGTAGGTTGCCGTAAGTTTCCATCGGACATGGACGGGGAAACCCCCAGTCGTTACCTGTACGGGTTTCGGCTGGGGGTTTTTTCGTACCCTTTTTGCGCGGACTTTAACGGGGTTTTTGCGGGGCTTTTTCGGAGACCCCCCCTAATGTTTTTTCGGACCCCCGGTACCCCCCCCTACCCTTTCGGGAAGCGAACTATACGGTGCTACGGAAACGAAGTGTTTGCCGTGCGGTTGCCGTCCGCCGCGTCTCGTCGCGCTGGCGGACATCGGAACCGTGTGGTTTCCGAAAGGAATGGTGAAGGCCCGCCCCCCGTGTGAGGAGCGGGCCTTCCGTTGTAGGGGCTACTGATCCGTTAGAACATGTGTTCCGCTACTGCTGGTCCGCCACCCGAACCAAAGTTGATGACCGCTTGACTCAACAACCGTTCTAACTCTTCGTTGTCCGAACAATCCGCCCAGTCGCGAGTAACCGAAACGATTGTACATCCGTGAAGTTCCGTGTAGGTTTCGCCATCCGCGAGAACCATGTAATACCGTTTGTTGGGTTGCTGCCATCCGTCTGGCAGGTCAACCGTGTCCCACCATGTTTGTTTCCGTTTCATGTTTCCTCCGTTGTTTAGTAGGGGGTCCGACCACCACGACAATGGCCGAACCCCCCGATGTTTATGGGCCTTCCGAACCTAGGGAAAGTTCCGCGATGGCCCTGTAGTGGTCGTCAAGCCGAGCAAACTCCGATGCTTGTGCGTGTTCCGTGGGCTGCCAACACATACAGTTTTCCGCGCTTTCTTCGCACAGCCAACAGAATCCGCACTCTTCGCAGTCCGTGTTGGAGTAGTCCGACTCTGCCCGCCAGATGTGTAGACAGTTTTTACAGGACATGTAATCGTCCGTTGCCCGCGGTGTGGACATGGTGGACGTAATACCGCTAAGGCTGTAGATACCGCTAGCGCTGTACCGCGATGGACGCCAAGCCTCGTAACTCCGATTGGACCACCACACTCCGTCATCCCAATGTCCGAGATGTTCGTTCATGATGTAAATGCCGTATTCCGTGTCAGGGTGCGCAGACAGAAAAGCCGCTTTGCTGGTGCCCAACCACTTTTCCGTTTTGGCCCACCACTCGTCGTCGTCGATCCGCGATGGCTCAACCGACTTGAGGTTCTCTTCCGTCCAAATCCGTGTGTCCGACTTGCGTCGTCCGGGCTTGATGGGCAGAACTCCGTTGTGAGCGATAGCGATCCGCTCATCGTGCGCCCAAGTGAACGGGTGACAGTTTTGAACCGTCTCTCCGCCACCTGTGGAGAACCGATGATGGAAGATGCCCCAACAATCCGTGTGGGCCTCCCACACCGATCTGAACTCTGTCCACGCTTCCGTGAAATCCATGGACCGAAATCGTGCGATGTGACCGTCAAGGAGGATGGCCCAACCGAACCCGTCAGGGTTGTTGTGCGCCGCTTCCAACATCCGCTCGTCGTTTAGTTCCGCTTCGTTTGAAAAAACCGTAAGTAGACACATATCAGTTGCTCTCCGTTTCGTAGACTCGCCCGTCAATCCGATTGATGGCGTTGCTGTACTTTTCCGCTCGTTCTCCGTCTTTCAGCCATTCGTAGAATGTGCCGAAGTCCGAAGCATTTCCGTATACGATTTCTTGTGACTTCATGACCCGCGAGTAGTTGACGAGTCCGTGAAGGAACTCTAGGTACGCCGCGAGTGTTGTTGGCAGTAGCGATGACCGAAACATCCGCACTTCGATAGTGTTCCGATTTTGGTAGTTGACGGCTGAACCGCGATCAGGCCAGCCGCGTCCCGTGGCGTAGGTGATAGCGTTCGCCATTCCGCGCATGGCGTCACCGTGTCGTCCGTACGATGAACAGTTGCGTCCCGCAAACCGTTCAAGTTCTGTACGCCACTCACCGAAGTAGTATTGGAACCGCGCGATGTGCGCCGCACTTTTGAACGCTTTCCGACTGATGTGAACATGAATGCCCGCGTTGGCTCCACGCCAACCCGACCATTTGTGTTCGTTCCGCAGTTCGTCCCATGGGAACGTTTTCCACAACTCCGCGTGGGCCGCGAGTGTGGCTGGGTGACTGACCATTTCAGGACCGCTAACCGTGCAGTCCGATTTGGCGTACAGGAAACCGTTGTTGTAGATGTCCGATACTGCGATTGCGTTTCCGCCCTCACGATAGTTTCCTCCGCTTAGGACGTTGAGTTCCAACTCAACTCCGAGGAAGATTGGGTCGTCAGAGTCGCCGCTGGCTATCCGTCGAACTCCCTCATCCGTTACTCCGTGGAACTCCGGGCTTGGCTTGTAACTGTACGACTGAACATACAAATCTCCGAAGTTTCCGTCGTGATCCGAAATGCTGCCGTGAGGCCACGCACCGCACGAAGGGCATGCTTCGTCCGTCCAAGAGACTTCACCGCATTCGTCGCAATCCCGAATGTATTCCGAGGTACAGTCTTGACAATATGGATCTCCGTTGGGGGCTTCCACCGTATTGTCTCCGTGGACGACACAACCGCAGTGACCGCAGGATGTGAAGTCGCCCGAGTCGTCACAACCGTGGCAAACAGGGTTCCCCGCATAAGACACCATATCGCCCCGTTGGAACGGACCGCCGCACGCCTCGCACCAAGTCCAGTCACGCCGACTTGTGTCGTAGAGTCTGTATAGCCGACTTCTCCACGCACCCCGAATATCCGCGTAAAGGGATTCGATGGAAAACCGTTGGCCCGCGTAATCTGCGCAGAAAACCGAAAGGAAAACAGCAACCGCCCCAGCGTGTTCCGCGTTCCACTCAATCAAATCTTCCGCGTTGCCCGTCTCCCGCAGCAACTGGTACTGTAACCGCAACCCGAGGATATCTTCCGCCTGAGACAGCGCAGCGTTCATGAGCCGTTCATTGCCCTCATATCCGTGGGGCCACCGAGGAAGCCATACGTCCCGCCAAGCGTCCCTAGCCGCTTGACGCCGCATGAAAAGGTTGGTATCCGAAATGTTGTTGAGTGCCCGCAACCGATTGTCGTCCTCGGTCAACCAGCCCGCGTCATCGTTGTATGCGGCCGTTTGTTCCCGCAAGGCATCTTCGCCCCGCCTATTGAGGAGAACTCCGAAAAAGCGAATGAGGCCGCTTGCCGTCATGGCGGGATAGGAAACTCCGAGTTCCGTCAACCGCTGGTGATACAGGAACGCAGGCGCATCTCCGCGCAGCGTTTCTATACAATGCGTAATCCGCATTGCCGCGGATTCTAGTTCTTCCGATGATGTTGGCATTTCCGCTCCTTTTCCGTGTCCCCCCGCTGGGGACACTCCCATCTTACTATGCGAATAGAACCGAATCAATACCTTGTAAATACTTTTTTATTCCGTCACAAAACAACAAACCGAGGACACTCCATTTCCGTTACCTCCGCCAAAAGCATCTTCAAAGCCGAATCAAACTTTTCCGATGTTCCGACGATTCTTATCTCCTCATCGAAGGCATCCAAACCGCGATGCGCCGTCTCCACGATGTAATGATTCAATCCACCGTGAACCGCTCCAAGCCACATCAACCCGACTGGAAGCCCAGTATCCGTTCTTTTCCACGAATGGCCGTCGAAAACGTCAGCGTCACCGTTTTCTGTTTTCCGAACGTAGATAGTCATGGCAGGACCCTCCGCTCAACCGACTTGTGACCGTTGGCAAACATGTTGTTTGTGACATTGACCGCACTTTTTTCATGGTGTAGTAACGTCCGCCTAACCGCATCTGCCCAAGGCATCCGCGCAGTAGGACGCGCCGTGTCAATGTATGCTTCGTAGTTGCCGAAGTCAGGTGAATCCGCGGATTTCTGTGCTTCCGACAAAAGGATCTCCGCACCTAACGTGTAACCGAAACGAAACGTTTCCGCGGCTTGCTTCAACACCGTTTCAGCATTCACGTTGGCCCGCGCATCGTTTCCTAGGAACTCGTCGTCCGCACCAACAACGTCATACAGCCATTCCCCGACTAGGCAATGGTCACCGTTGTCGTCCACGTAACGACAGTAACCACCGACCCCCAAAGGATTCCGTTTGTGGCCGTTGAACACAACGATTCGCCGCATCCATTCCGCGACATCCTCGCCCGTGAAAACCCGCGCATTGTTCATGTTGATTCCTCCTTTTTCCGACATCACTCGCACTCCGCGAACAACTCTGACGCCGTGCCATTCCAACCCAACTCAATACCGTTTTCTACGCACTCCGCTGTGGCGTTAGAACCGTAAACCGCATTCAACCGAAAATGGGTGCCTATCAGGGCCGCAATCAGCAACGCCGACAGAACAACCCAAACTCCGAAAGCAAACCGCTGTGAAATGTACATTTCCGCTCCTTTTTGTTACGACCCGCTGGCCGTCGCCCCCTTTGGGGCCGAGACCCCATTCTACTATGCGAATACAACCGAATCAATACCTTTTAGATACTTTTTTATTCCGCTGCCGCTGCCCGCTTTTCGTCGCGCTAACGGAAAACGGGCAACGGACCGATAGGGTCGATATCGTCCGAAATGCGCCGAATCACGACAAAAAACAGGCTCCGATGAGGTTGTTTTGTTCGTTTGGTGCCGATAACCTCCCCTTAGATAGCGAGAACCTTGACAATCCGCCAACAACGACACCCGCGATAAGGCCAGCGCGTCAGCGCGATTGCCCGCGATCCGCACACCGCAAAAGCGGTTTCGGAAACGGAAAACGGCTCGACCTCTCGCGGAATGTCGGGTTTTAGTCGGGCGCGCGGCTCGAACTCATAGTGCTCGGCCAAGCCCGCCTGAGGCGGGAGGCGGAAGGGCGCGGGCGCTCCAATGGGCTGGAAGTTTCTTGGGTCCCGCCGAGTTGAAGCCAAAATTTTTTTGAAATTTTTTTGATTTTTTTTTGCGGTTGGAAATATTTTTGCTGATGAGAATATTTTTGTTGGATTTTGGTTGTTGTGGCTATAACATGTTCTTTGCTGCTACAAGCGTTTGATGCGAGCAGAAGCAAAGATCAAATGTTGGCCATACTAAAAGCATTGGCACAGATAAAGGAGTCAAGCATGCAGGAAAATAATCGAACAATGTTTTTTGAGGCCGCAGATGTTTACGGTCTTTCTTATTGTCTTGATTTTGTTGCTTCCTATATTTCTTGTGAATTGGATATCCATCTTTTTGCATCGATGTTTGACGGAAAAGTTTGCAAGGAACCTTTCACGTTTTCTTCGCAAGGAAAAACCAATGAAGATCTCAGCGAAAATTGTTTGGATTCAATTTTTGAGGATTGTTCCAAGTTTCTTTTGGAGAAATCTTCCTTACTTCTTCATTGCAAAGCCTTTGGTTTGGACGGCAACAAAGCAGGTATGACATTTTCCTTGGGGAGAAATGAGAGGCCCAATCCTCTGGAGTTTTCTTTCCCGGGTGACGCAATACATATTTTGGAACTTTCTTCCTTCATGTACGGGCGCACTTCTTATTGCGAAAAAGAAGGAAAGATTTGTATTGGTTGATTGAAAAACATTTTTGCCGACCCCCCCTAATGTTTTTTTGAGATTTTTAGACCCCCCCCACCCCTTTGGGGAAACGAACTTTTGGAGCATCATGAATTTCGAAGATTGTCATTTGCCTTACGCTGTGTACGGTTCTTTGCGGCCTGATTGTGGGAACGATGGGTTGTGGAGAAACCGTGCGAATGTCAGAGATGGGAAGTGGTTCGTTGATGGTTACAGGCTCGTTGCGCATCGCAGTGGCATGTTTCCTTTTGCTTTGCCTTCTCCCTTTGGACATATCTGCGTCGATTTAATTGATCCACTTTCTCATCTTCAGGAGGATCTGCGTATTGATTTTGATCTTCTGGAGGGTTACCCCAATTTTTACAATCGCATCAAGGTCGATGTGTACGGCGAGAACTCTCAGTGTGTTGCTTGGCTTTACACACCTAACGATTCTGAAAGTTATGAGCATTTGCCTCGCGTGTCTGGTGGGAACTGGAAAAATTATCTAATCAATGTTTGAGTAGGTTGTTTTTTAAACCAACCATGGATAGCATGTATTCATGGAGTCCAACAGGAAAGGAAATGAAATGAGTGACAGCAATTCCACAGAGAAGCGTGCCCTTCACGCCTACCTTGACGTAGGCGCTTACGAACGTTTTTCTGACTTTGCCTCTAATGGGGGCGTCTCGGTGTCCGGTTTGCTGCAAGCCATTGGCCAGAACCTTGATGGCAAGAGTGAAAACATCAACCTCAATAGTTTGCTGCTTGATGCACGTTCGGTTGATTCTGATCGACGCAAGCGGCCCATGTTGCGAAAGGGAAACAAGTAATGCCTCACAATTTGGAACAGTACGGCGAGGGAACTTCTTTCGCCTATAACGGTGCTGAGAACCCTTGGCATCGTCTTGGTGTGAAGATGGATGGTCTTTCGACGGCTGAAGAGATGCTTTTGGCGGCGCGCGCAGACTATTTGGTGAGTTCTGAACCTCTCTATGTCATGACTGAGAATGGGGCAGTTCAAATCGAAGGTCGTCGCGCCACTGTGCGCAGCGTGCGCGAAGACGATGATCGTGATCCTTCGGATCGTATTCTGGGTGTTGTCGGTGAGTCGTATGGCATTGTCCAGAATCGTGATGTTCTGAATCGTGCGTTGGCAGTTGTGAACGCTGACGGTAAGGCTGTTGTTGATACTTGTGGCGTTCTAGGCAAGGGCGAACGTTTCTTTGCTTACATTGATTTGGGTCACATGAGCATTGATCCAAACGGTATCGACGACAAAATCACTCGTGGTTTGGGTGTTTTGACTTCGCATGATGGGACTGCTGCTGTCACTTATGCGATGAGCAATATCCGTTGGGTTTGCCAGAACACTGTGACTGCCGGTTTGAACGCTGCCACTCGCATGTTTCGCGCTCGTCACACAACGAATGTTGAATCTATGCTTGTTGACGCTCAAAGAGTTTTGGGTATTGCCGACACGTGGGAACAAACTTTTTCTCAGTTGGCTGAGCGTCTTCTGCGAGTAAACGACGGGTCGAATTCCGCTAAGGCGCATGACATCATGAGTCGTGTGGAGGGAATTCTGTGGCCCATGGGTGATGAGCCTTCACGCCATGCAGAAACAATTTCTGAGACTCGCAGCATGGAGTTGCATTCTTTGTTGGATTCAGATACTTGTGGCAATGGTTTCGGTTACAACGGTTGGGCAATTTACAATGCGTTCGTTGAATACTCTGATCATGTTCGCCCGCGTTTGTCTGACGAGCGTCGTGCAGAGGCAACAATTCTTGGCTTGACCGATGATTGGAAGAATAAGGTCGCTAACCTTGTTCTTGCAGGAAGTTAGGGCTTGCAACGCAGTTTGAGGTTTGTCGTGGCCTCCCTGCGTTGCGTTGGGGGCGACTCGTTGGGCATGGCGAGTCGCCCCCCTCTCATTTGTATCTTTGGAGGATGATGATGGGTGTGATGGAGTTTTGCAGGATTATTGATACCGACGATTCCAAAATTCTGTGGACGGTGCTTTACGCAGATGTCGAAAACGATAAATGGAATATTGTTGAAGAAGATCGAATGAGGATGACGAGTAGGGTGCCTCTTAGCGCATTTCACGAGTGGATCCCCGGTGTTAATCTGTTGGAAAATATGTCCTCTGAGGCAGCAGGACTAACTTGGCACGGTTTTGTTTGCATGTGTGCTGTCGCCGCTTACGGTTTGGGGCAGGAGGGTTGGGAGACGCGCGCTTGGTGGATTACGGTTCTTGATCAAGCGTCAGAGTATCGTGATGAGATTCGCGCTATGCAAAACCTTTGATTGATTGGAATTTGAATGTCTAATTGTGGAAATTGTTCTTCTTGCGGGTGTGGCAAGAGAGAGTCTTTGACTGGAAGTTTTTCCAGTGCGGAAGGTGAGGGTTTTGCTCTTTTCCTGAGTGAGGTTGGTGGCATTGATTTGGGATCTGAAGATGATTTCTTTTGGAGTTTGGCCGTTTCTCAGATTCCTGTAGATCCATCTCAACCTACTGATGTGTGGGAAAAGAAGGTTGCTGAAAGATTTTCTTACCTTAAAGAGGTCGCCAACCAAATCGAAGAAGGTTAGATAAACCTTCTCTGTGTATAATGTCGGGTTGAGACAATCCTAACTTTTGAGGTTTTGTGGTGGCAGCCCGACGCGATCTAGAGGTTTATCAGGGCGACACGTTCACCCATGAGATTCGCATTGTTGATGCGGATGGTGATCCGATCAATGTGACGGGTAGAACGTTTGAGTCGCAGGTAAGGCGTCGTACTTCTTACGACACTATCGAAGCAACGTTTTCTGTAGATACGTCTCAGGCCGCGACTGGTGTTGTGGTTTTCACCATTGATGCTGCCACTTGCGCCGATTTGGAGACAGGCGTTCATCGTTACGATGTTCACCAAATTGTTGGCGGTGTGGTTTTGACTTTGGTTTATGGTCGGGTCAACATTCGTGGTGAGGTCACCCGTTGAGCAGCGAACAAACAACTGTTGTTGTTGATTCTGGTGCTGTCACAACTGTTGAGGTTGTAGACGAGCAGGTCACAATCGTTTCGATTGAGGATCGTGCTGTCACCATTATTGGTACTGGCGAGATTGGTCCTGCTGGCCCGCAAGGTGCGACAGGGCCGCAGGGTGTAACAGGGCCGCAGGGGGCTGCTGGGCCTACGGGTGCGACAGGTGTTCAAGGTCCTACAGGGCCGCAGGGTTCCACCGGTCCTCAGGGTCAGATCGGTCCCCATGGCCCGACTGGTCCGACCGGCCCCATCGGGCCGCAGGGCGCTACGGGCGCTATCGGGGCGACGGGCGCTGTTGGCCCAACTGGGGCTACGGGTGTTCAGGGGGCCACGGGTGCTGTTGGCGCTACCGGAGCGGTTGGTCCTACGGGTGCGACCGGGGCGGTTGGTGCGACAGGACCGCAAGGTGCTGTGGGTGCGACGGGGGCGACCGGTCCGCAGGGCGCTCAGGGGCCGGTAGGCGATACAGGTCCGCAGGGTCAGACAGGACCTCAGGGCGCTATTGGACCGCAGGGTGCGACGGGTGCGGTTGGTGCGACTGGGGACACCGGCCCGCAAGGTCCGCAAGGTCCGACAGGTTCGCAGGGCGACACGGGGGATACCGGCCCTCAGGGTCCTACCGGTCCGCAGGGTGTGACAGGTCCTCATGGTGACACGGGGGCGACAGGTCCTCAGGGACCTCAGGGTGCCACAGGTCCGCAGGGTGCGACCGGCTCGCAAGGACCGACCGGCCCTCAGGGACCTCAGGGGGCAATTGGCCCGCAGGGTGATACGGGTGCGACTGGCGACACCGGCGCGACTGGCGACACCGGACCTACCGGTCCGCAGGGTGTTATAGGTCCGCAGGGTCCTGTAGGAGCGACTGGTCCGCAGGGCGATACCGGACCGACTGGTCCGCAGGGTTCAGTTGGCGCTACTGGTCCGCAGGGCGACACTGGCCCTCAGGGTTCTACCGGTCCACAAGGGGCCGTTGGCCCGCAAGGGGCGACTGGTGCGACTGGTTCGCAAGGCCCGACTGGCCCGCAGGGGGATACAGGCCCAACCGGGCCGCAAGGCGCGATTGGGGCGACCGGTCCGCAAGGCGACACAGGACCGCAGGGTGCTATTGGCCCTCAGGGCGCTACAGGTGCGCAAGGGCCGCAAGGCGCTACGGGAGCGACGGGTGTTC